ATAAGTTGTATAAGTTGTATAAGTTGTATAAGTTGTATAAGTTGTATAAGTTGTATAAGTTGTATAAGTTGTATAAGTTGTATAAGTTGTATAAGTTGTATAAGTTGTATAAGTTGTATAAGTTGTTAGCTATTGTACAACTTCCCACTTATACATATTAGGTATTAATTTATACACTTGTTTAGGTCTATGTCTAAAGATGAAATGTTTACAAATATAACACTCAGCTATTTCCATACTCTTTGTTTGGGTTACACTTACAGGGAAGTGATTTAAACAGTTACACAATAAATCTTTTATTTTCATTATATAATTCCTCTATTGTTGAAGGAACTGAAACAATTCCCCTATACTACCATTTCATGTATCAGAATAGTGAATGGAACATTCAATTCTAGTTAAACGAAGTTTCACTTCATTCCCATATATATTGTTTATATGTTACGCCTTCTTCTAGACTCTATGTATTCTAACACATCAGAATCATATTTACCATTAATAAAGTTTACATGTTGGAAGTTACATCCACCTATTTTATAAGCATCATGAATATCATAACAGTGTAAAACCCTATAGTTTATCTTATATCCTGTATAAACACATGTAGCTGTTGTAGGGAAGTTATCTTTCCACACAATGTCTTTATGGAATTCTTCAAAGTTACCATCCTTAAAGTATTCTACAGCATGTGACCTATACTGGTATACCACTAGAACACGCACCTCATTCATGGTCAAAACCCTCAAATTTAACTTCTATAAGTCTTTCTTCTTCTTGTGTTTCTACTTTAGTACCTTCAATGTCAAAGTCATAACCTACATACTCTACATCAATGGTCATGTCCCAACCCCTATATTTCTCTTTTATAGTAATCATCTTAGCTATAACTTCATCGGGTGTACAACCATTAATACTTATACTGCTTCCTAGTGTTTTATTTAATTTCATAAGTAAGCCTCCTATCTTAACCAAGTTATTGGGTAATCATGTTGATTAGTATTATTTCTGTTTCTACAACAGACAGTTCAGCATAGAAGTGCATCATAGACTCACTTATAATAAAATCTAAGACACTTTCAGGAGTATAGTACATTCCACAGTCAAATTGTAACTCTTCTAAGGTTAAACTCTTAGACATATCCCAAATAACTTTATTATTATTGATGCTTTGTTCATTTGTCATGTAAACCCCTTATATTTCTCTTTTTATTTGACTGAAACGTAGGATACACCTACACCTCACCTTTGTCAACCCCTATACCCTAAAATATAATTAATATATACCTTGACTTTTCTCTTCTTTTAGGTTATCATTAATATAGACCTATATAGGGGTTATACAAGGTATATATATAACCTTATAAAGATAAATAATAATAAATAATAACCTAGTAATATATATATAATATATAAAACCCTATATACCCTTATAAAACCCTTATAAAGATAAATAATAATAAATAATAACCTAGTAATATATATATAATATATAAAACCCTATATACCCTTATAAAACCCTTATAAAGATAAATACTAATAAATAAAAATATAAAACCATTATAACGGTTATTATGGGTAATATACAAATTATAAAGGTTTATAAGGGTTTTTAGGGTAATATACAAATTATAAAGGTTTATAAGGGTTTTTAGGGTAATATACAAATTATAAAGGTTTATAAGGGTTTTTAGGGCTTCTAAACCTAAAAATTTGGTTTGATTCTTTGCTTTTAGTATTCCAGAACAACAGATTCCCGTTTAAGGCTCCTAAATAGCCCTTAGAGACATTTTAATAACAAGGTATACAATCACCCTAGTTAAGGCTTAAAGTTCCTCTAAGAGCTGTTTTATGAAGACTCAGGGGTATATACTTAATGATTCCTAAGTAAACTTACGCTTTCTATAGAATACCTCCTATTTCAGTAAGTCCACATAGCAGCTTCTTCTCGAAGATCAAAATGTAAGAATCTTGCACTCCAATTACCATGCTGCTTTACCCCAATTCCATTAATCAGAGGGTATTTAGCAATAATCCTCATAAGTCTAACAGCTTTACCTCCAGCTACCTGAATATCAATTGCTGCTCGTGTATGTTGTCCGGGTAATGCCTTAGCAAGTTCAACAGGGTGGTTTCTACATCGGTATCCAGAAGATACTGGCATAGTCTCTCCAAATTCTTCCCTAACAACACCCAGTATGTTCATTAACACGTTAAATTCATTATTTGGGTTGAGTTGTTCACAACCACATTTACACCTTAGTTCATCATCTGTAAAATACTTATATTTGTTCATACACTTTTACTCCCTTCTATTTGTAATTTTATTTTTCAGTTAAGTATTTATTATATATTTTGGGAAAAGTACACTCACCGCTTCTATGACGTATCTTCCATACCCTAGCAGAGACTTCACAGTGATCTTTCTCAATAGACTCTAATAAAAGGAATAAAATATTAACAAGCCAATTACCTTCACTGATATACCTCTTGTAGAGATATAACCTCCCACACATGCTAGCTCCTTTGGAGCCACAAGTAATGATATTAACTGCCTTACTCGGTACATACCCAAGGGCTTTATCTAATTTGAATAACATTAAGCTAGACCTCTTATTGTATACTTTAATTTTAAACAAAAGGGGAAAAGTTTATACTACTCTAGTAGAGGAAACAATTCCCTTTATGACTTTAGAGGTTAAACATCTTCCCCACGCAAGCGTTTAATTAACTTACCTTTAGTTTCTTGTTTATTCCCTTTAAAGCCTTTAGATATAACGAAAGCTACTAGGGCTACTTTGGTCATAGCTGTTAGCTCGGTGTCACTTGGAAGTTCATCTACAACTTCGTCAGGGTCTTGCGTAAGTTCTTCAGAAACTTCTACATGCTCAACAGCTTCATCAACACTAATTACTGAACCTTCTAAACCTTGTATTTGTTCTTCAACTACTTCTTCAAGATTTGGTTTGTCAAGCATAACCATAGTATATCCAGAATCTTCTAAACGAGCCTTATAGATACTTACTGGGGTTACTGATCTAATCTCACGACCATCAGCAGCAAGCTCTGCTACGATAGCTACCATCCCTGTCAGACCCCTTCCTTCAAATATCTTACCACAGTCTTTAACTCTAATGTCAAAGGAAGCCATTCGTGATACTGAACTTACTCCACCTGTATGTGCTCTAATATTACAAGAGGGTATTAGTCCTGCTTGTGATTCTACTATTACTTCCTGTATAAACTCTTGTAAGTTATTTGATTTAATTAATTTACTCATCTTCTAAATCCTCTTGTTGAAACGAACCATTCCAAGATTCGCTATACTCTTCAAAAATATCAAAGAAAGCATCTCCACTTCCTAAGCCCATTGTAGAAATATCCTCTCTGTTAGCAATTCTTCTCATAAGGGAATCACTACCACCTACATACTCGTGTATAGGGCTGTAATCGAAACAGAGACCTCTACACATGGTACACAAACCATCATGTTCCCCTGTTTCTTTTTGTTTATATCTTAATTCCATAGAGCTTATCACTCTATCGCACGACATACATCGGCTCACACATTGTACTCCTGTTTTTGAACGACTCACATTGGAATCATTAGTTCCGAACCTTATAATAGCCCGTTATATAGGTTCTATATATTACTTGTTTATTCGTTATAAGGTATTATATATCTCTTATATATGTTTACTTAAAGTAAAATTTAAAAGAGAAATAAGATAAAGGTAACTTCATATACCCTTATATGGTTTTTATTGTATCATGAGAAATCTGGTTTGTCAAGGGGTAATTTACAATTAAATCAATATTATTTTGATTATTATTACTTTTTGTAAGGATAACCCCAAATTATAACACAAACCTACCTAAAAGATATATAAATCTTATATAAGTATAAATAAAGCTTGACAAACGCCTCAACAGGTGTTAAACTAGCACTTAGAGATACAAGATTTATTTAAAGGATAAGCTTATGGCGAATTATAACTACAATCCTGATGTTGATAAGCCTATCTTTGATGTTGATGGTAACAAGCTTACAAGTATACCACATGCACCTAAAAAGCTTATATATAATGCTGATGGACTTAAGTTATCCAAGGTTACTCTGAACATACCACAAAAAAGTGGTTTTGGTACTAAAGAAAATGCCAAGAAGATTAACAGGATAGGAAGACCTAAAGGATCACGAACAAAAACAAAGAATACCTTACTCGACGCAATTAGTCGCTTTGAGAATTACCAATTAGATGCTGCTGAACTTATCGTAGCTGTTATGATGGGTGATGAAGCTAAAGTTGGTGGAGAGATTAAAGTTTCTGATAGGGTTGGTGCAGCTAAGTACGTTATTGAAGCACCTAGAAAAATGGATAAACCGAGTACAGATGAAAAGAGTGATTCACTCGTTGAAGATGAGGTTGAAGTAATAAAACCTTTGATTTCCCTTACTGTCTCGGATCGTTGACGGTAAACTTATGTTAAATAATAATAATAAAAATAAGAATATACCGTGTAATAACACTGGGGGTTTCTTGGTGGGGGTATGCTCATGATGGAACTTTTAGCTATGATGTGGAAACAACTAACTCATAATACTGCACTAGCGTTTATAGCTGTTGTCCTTATCTCAGGTTCTAATTCTTATGTAGCGTTAGAGTCCTCAAGAACAAACCATAACGTAGAAGCAACCAACAGAACAATGGTAGCCATTTCAGAAAGAAGTGAAAGTAATAGCCAGATTCTTGCAAAAACACAAAGAGATATGTTAAACTTGCAAGAGAAATTGTTTAACAGAGATTACGAACAGGATAAGGTTATTGCTCAAATTTATAGAGATATCCTTGACACAGAATCTCGTGTTAATAGACTAGAAGTACACAGTTTACAGAATAACCGAAAATAAGTAAGACTAGTCAGAAGATGCTAACCTGAACCATTAGGTTTACATAAAGGAGAAATCTTCCATTTTTATTTAAATAAATACTTGACATATAGAAAATCTGTGGTATATTAGTACATGGATAAGGGACAGGAACGGTTTCCTGCTTATCGTCACTCGTAAAGGGTTTAGCCGATAAATTACCCGGAGGTTGTATGAATATAGTATTCAACGTAGCAAAGTATTTACTCTGCATCGGGCTTATGGCACTAACGACAGTTGGTGTATTTGTGTGGTGTGTGGTACTAGGCAGTTACGCTAGTATCTTGTTCGGTCTAACGCTGATGATGATGTCAGCACTGTACGCTTATGGTACTATGAGATTAGTTACATGGTTATGGGTTCTTAAGTATGAGGACTTCATACGACCCAAAGAATAGAAGTGCTAGTTATAAGAAGCACGAAAAATAGTAACAGTAGCTACCTGTATAAAAGAAGCACTAATTAAAGAGTTTCTACTTAGGTGATAGCCGGGTAGACATGGTAGTAGATTAGGATAAATGTTGCATCTTTCTTCCGCTGAGTAGCCTATGTCGCTCATCTACCGAATAAGTTAATCGACGTATGCAAACGGTCTAAGTGGTTAACAACATACACAATTATAAGCTCGATTAGTTAACTCGGTATAACAAGGAACTTGTAATTCTTAGTAGGCAGTTCGAATCTGTCATTGAGCACCAAAAATTATACCCATTCTCTCTATTTCAATATAATATAATAAAAACTTACCCAACTGGAAAACTAATAATGGCAATAGCAACAGACATTGCAATTGATGGCACAGGAGCTATCTACTATAAAGGGGCTGTGCATGGTGCGGCTGGAGCCGGCTACTACACAGTAATTGAACTTCATAGATTTGTACAAGATTTAGCAGATGATGCTACTGCTGCTGGTGATGATCTTATTGATATCACAAGCACAACACCTTCCGACAGATCAACAGATAACATTATCTCTATCCTTACGGGTTACTTACTAGATGATACTAACGGTGCTGCTACAGACCCTATTACAGAACACTTGTATGATGGTTCTATTATTGAAGCAGACGGTACTATCTATGATGGTGTCGTGGTTATTGCTGGCGAAGGTATGGATTTGCAGATTATGCAAAACGGTGCTCAACTAGCCAATGACTACTGGAATACTATTCCGGATGGTCAGACTACCCCCGGTCTCAATAGAGATACAGCAAACGGTATCTCTCATAGATTTATGATTGAAGTGAACACTGCTGGCACACCTATTGACGGTAGACGTTTGATTGGTATGACTCGTGTTGACTTCTCTACAGACACAGTAGATGGTAAGACATTCTCAGAGTTTAAGATTAACGGTACTGCTCGTGGCAATAACGTGATGGCTCTGACTTTTGCGAATGACTTGAATGATACGTCATCTGCTGCTGCATTCTCCACTATCGCTAACATCAAAGAAGGTTATAATCTTTTAGATGTAAACAATGATACAGTAAACGAAGCATACTACTCACAGTGGAACAGAGATTCTTACACTATTAACCAATTCTACCAGAGAATGAAGTATTTGTCTCGTGGTGCTGCGGATAACGTAGGTACTCTTTACGGTATTGATGCTAAAATCTTCCGTGGTATTACACACGAAGTAGCTCTTACTGATCTAACAACTGGTATTTGGGTTGAACCTGAAGCATTGTCTTGGGGTACAGGCGCAACTGCTGGTACTGGACAATTACTTGCTATTGATAATACTGCTAGTGGTTCTGCTACTAAGTTATGGATGCAAATCCTAACAGGTGTTGCTCCAAATGCTAACACTATTACAAGTGCTACAAACGGTGCTACAGCAACAGCCGGTACAGTTGTAGAGCGTACAATCTCTACTCCTTTTGTTGGTGTATCAACTGGTACTTCACTTATTGGTTCATATGGTTTAGGTCTAGAAACAGCAGACCTAAGTTCTACAGATAAAGTGTTCGACTTAACAAATACACAGATTACACCACCTAACAATGTAACATTTACAGTGTCTGGTATTGTGTCTGGTGAAGATAGAGTCCTAGTTGGCCCTGATACAGGTGCTACTGCTCTTGCTGATGGTCAGTTCTTAGTAAGTACAGCTATTACAGGTGCTTCTACTTCACTTATTGTTAAAGTTGGTACAGAAACCCCCGGTACTGGTACTAACTCAGCTACTGATACACCTAATACTGGTACTATCCGTATCCAAGAAGATACTACAGGTATTTTCCAGCGTGTTGCTTATACTGGCTTTACAGTTGGTGCTGGTATTATGACCTTCACTGGTATTTCTGGCCCACCTATTGCCTCTATCAACAACAAAGTGTTCATCAGTTATATTGATACACTTGCAGGGGGTACTTCTGTAGCTTACTCTTCTGTTTATGTTGCAGATAGAGATGTATTTGTAAGGGTTCGTGATTCTGGTACTGCTGGTGATGGGTTTAGTATTAAGACTTTTGAAACCAAAGGTACAGTAGGCTCAAACGGCGGATCAACATCTGCTATTAGAACCTCTGACGAATAATAGAGTCCTCATAGGGGTAAATTTAAGAGAGGTTAATAGATGACAGTTACAGTTACTTGGGATGGCACTAATGGTGCTGGTGGTGATGGTGTTATTGATACCGCAGATAACGTAGGTAACTGGACTGCTATTAAAATTACTTCTGGTGGTCAAGCACCAACTGCTGTAGCTGCTGATGCTGCTTATGAAGGCACTAACAATGTTACCTGTCGATCTGATAACAAACGTGTATATATGTATACAGATATTGGAGTGGGTAACGAGTTAAACTTTACAGGTGGTGGTAACGCTGAAGGGGAGTTGATCTATATTTGGGTCAACTTCCTAGCAAGCTCTCTCTTGGGAACACAAGCTGCGGGTTCATTAGGTGTTTTTCTTGAATCATCTACACCTTCCTCTACTCAATACCACTTGTGGTACTTCTATGGGGCTGATAACTACACTGGTGGTTGGAAAAGGCTTGTACTAGATCCCACTAAGACAGTATCCGCTTCAAGCGGAACAGCTATTGACCTAACATCTGTTCGTTATATTGGGGCATTTGCACAAACAGTGGCTACTGCTAAGTTCGATAACTTTGTTGTTGACCAGTGTGCGGTTGGTAAGGGTATTAAAGTTACAGGTTCCTCAACATTAGGTTTGATGGAAGAGCTTCTGGCAAATGAAGAAGCTAATAGGTATGGGGTTTTAACCGCCCTAAATGACTCAGGAACAGCGTATCAATTATCGGGTAGATTAACTCTCGGAGATAATGTTGGTGTTCTTGCTTCAAATATCACAGATGAAGATTCAAAAATCTTCCTTGCTGAACCCCTTTACTATCAAGGTGCTGTTTTGGCGGCTGCTCCGTTAACTTATACGGGGTTGGATATTGTAGGTAATGCTACTGGAGCTACAGATGTATCTCTTGGACAGCAAGTAGGGACTACTCAAGGGCGAAACGGAATATCTATAATAGGAAATGACACCTATACTATGGATTTGGACACTGATGATACCGCTGTGGAATCTTCCGATTTCTTCGGGTGTACCTTAGAAAATATCACTGGTACTCTAAACATAGATGGTAATCATAATTTTGATTCTGTTACGATGGTTTCATGTTCTATATTGAATGTTGCAACAGGGATGACCATCAACAACCTATCTTCTGTAAATAGTGGTCAAATTATACTTACAGGTTTGGCAGCTCTTGTTGATAGTTTGGTGGTTAACAATGTAGCAACAGTGGCTATTACCGTAGCTGATCTAGGACAATTGACTAATTGTAGGTTTACCTCTGATGGAACAGGACATGCAGTAGATTTAGGTACAATCTCTGTAACAGACACTATGTCTTGGAATAACACCGACACAGGTTATGCTGGTACAAATGGAGCTACAGGCAACGAGACAATTCTTGTAAATGTAGCTACAAGCCAAACGCTAACAATCAATGTAGGTAGTGGGTACTCCACACCAACGATATATAACACCGGAGCTGGTACTGTTTCTGTTGTATCTGGACAGGTGACGTTAACTATCACTGTTAGAGACATTAATGATGCTACCTTATTAGAAAATGCAAGAGTTTATGTTACAGCAGCGGCTGGCGGCTCATTAACTGTTGGTACGGTTATTATAGATAAAGCTTTAACCAACGTTAGTGGTGTTGTAACTGACACTAGGAGTTATTCAACAGATCAACCTATTGAAGGTGTTGTACGATTTAGCACATCTCCTAATTTCTACAAGACTTCCCCGATATCTGGTACTGTAAATAATGCCAGTGGATTATCACTAAATATACAAATGATTAAGGATGTGTAATGTCGGACAGTATGGAACAAAGAAACATACTAACTCTCCACGAGGTTATTAAAGAACAAAGAACCAAAATTAATGATCTTATAATAGGGTTACAAACTACTAATAATAATATAGCTATCCTTCAGGCAGACTTACAAAATACCAAACAGATGATTGCTGTACTTAAGGGTATAGGGATGGGGAGTACGGTGCATAATTAATGGCTATCTCGATTGATTGGGGGCAGCGAATTATTAATATTCCTAGAGCTGATATGTCTCTGGTTCAATCAGTCCCCACAGAGATCAGACAGCTTAATTTAGACACATTCAGAAGAACTCTTAAAGATTTAGAAGATGATCCAGAGGGAATGCCCTTTCCAAATACACACAACCACAATACTACAGTGGAAGTAGGAGGGGTTCTTCTTTCTCGTGTTATAGAAATTATTAATGGATACAGTATTACTTTTGAAGACGGTCAATATGCTGTTAACTTAGTTGGTGCTAATTCTAATGTAGGGGATGTTGTTAACGTAAACCAAGTATCTGTGAGGTCTGCTAATTCAGCCGGTCTACAGGATTTGTCTACATTACTTTCCTCTGCATATCAAGGTAAAGTTGTACTAGATATAATAAGAGGACAGGCGGGTACAGATGTACCTATTGGAACCTTATTTAGTCCGAGTAATAACGCTATACAGGCTATTCAGATAGCAGATAATCAAGGTATTGATATCATAAGTGTTACTGGAGACTACACCTTTGACACTGGACACGACATAAGCAATAAGCGGGTAGAAGGTCAAAACATGACCTTGAGCACAATTATAATAGAACCGGGAGCCAATGCTTTACAGTGTGAGTTCTCTGAATGTCACTTACAAGGTACTCTTGATGGTGGGTCTACTGTAGAAAGGAGTCTAATCACTACATTAAATTATGTAGATGGCTTCCTACATGAGTGTGTTCTATCAGCAGGGTTAATTACATTAGGAAATAATGCAGTTGCTTACTTTCTACATTGTTACTCAGGTATTCCGGGGGTTGGTACTCCAACAATAGATATGGGGGGTACTGGACAGTCCTTGGCTATGAGAGGGTACAGTGGCGGTATACAGCTTAGAAATAAAACTGGGCCAGAGTCTGTATCTATTGATTTACAATCTGGTAAGGTTATCTTAGAAAACACAGTTGTAGCAGGAACTATTGTTGTTAGAGGTGATGGTAAGCTAACAGATATCAATGGTAATCACTTATTCTCTGGAACATGGAATGGTGGAGTTACTATAATCAATGAAACAACCAGTATGCTTCACGACCACACCTTAGAGTCTATTGCGGGTGCAGTATGGGATGAACGCTTAACAGGTGCTACCCACAACATCCCAACATCAGCAGGAAGAAGATTACGAGAATCCTCATCACAAGTAATCACAACAGGGACAGCGATTGGTTCAGGGACAGGCAGTAACCAGATACAATTAAACGGTGACGCAAGTACAATTGATAATGCATACGATCCCGCCTCTGTATCTATTGTTGGTGGCACTGGCTTTGGTCAATCTAGGGGAATCATACAATATGAAGGTTCTATTAAGTTAGCTACAGTAGATAGAAACTGGAAGGTAAACCCTGATAATACATCTGAATATGTTATTTTTGGATGGGTTGGCAGAGAGCATGTAAATGAAGGTTTGGCACAAGCTGGCACTGCTAATACAATTACACTAAACTCTTTAGCTAGTTCGTCAAATGACGTTTACATTGGTCAGCTTGTATTTATTAGATCAGGAACAGGTGACGATCAAGTGGGCAATGTTATTGCCTATGATGGGACAACTAAGATAGCAACTGTAGCTCATAATTGGGCTGTAACACCTGATTCAACTAGCGGGTACGCTATGCTTCCTTTACAGAGTAGTAATGACTTAGTAGCAGAGGCTGTCTGGACATATACGAGGCCATAACTATGGACGCTTGGAACACCATGTTATCCACAAGTACAGCATCTTCTGGTGCTGATGCTTGGGTACATCTAAACAGTCAAGGGATTGGAGGGGGGTTTATAACTATCCCCGTATTATCTGAAATAAACATAGAAGTCTCAGGAATGGAAACTATTGCAGTTAATATTGCTGAAGAAAAGAAGATTCCTATTCTTATTAACGATAATACTATCTCAGTAAAAGACTCAGAATCAGAGATATCCGTATTTAAAAACAACACAACAATACCAATAATCAAATGCTAAAGGAGTATTAATTAAGTGGATTGGAGATATGATAATTCTACCGACTCCTTCAGTTTAGACATTGGGGAGTTTATATCAGCTAGAGGAATATTAATTGCTGACATTACTGAAGCAATCTATATGGTTAAAGCTTCTAGATCAGATACAGACTTAGCGGCTCTAGCCACACTTACCATAGGCGATGGTATTACTAAAGTTGCTGCCTCTGGAACAGAACCTGACAAACTTACTATCAAGTTTAGAGAAGCAGATTTTGGAGTAGGGTTCTTAGAAACAGATGCCCCACAATATTACACTGGAGCTGGGATTAAAATTGCAGGGTACACAAAGTACGTTGAAATGGACTTAGCTGATAACAGGCTAGTGATAATCCCTGATTTTATACACGATTAAAATTAAATTAAAAATAATGCTTGACTTTTTTAAAAAGCATGGTATATTAAATACATAGTTGATGTGGAGGCACAATGGCTAAGAAGCAATATGGCCCTGCATCACTAAAGCAGGAAATGTATGTAAACTCTAATGCAACTATCACCGTTTTTGGTGGTGCTGCTGGTAGTGGCAAATCTTATATGGGTCTTATGGACTTACTTAAGTGGGTACACATGCCATCATTTCGTGGTGTTGTTTTCAGACGTACTACTCCCCAACTTAAAGGTGTTGGTGGTATGTGGGATACAGCCCAAGAGATGTATACAGAGTTATTTCCTAAATTACAGGTAGCATCCAAAGATAGTAAAATAACGTTTCCATCTAAAGCTCAGATTATGATGAAACACATGGAACACGTTAAAGATAAATTTAACATCCAAGGATGGCAGATATCAGAAGCACTTGTAGATGAAGCTTGTCAGTTTGAAGAAGAACAGATTATGTATATCATATCTCGCCTTCGTAACACTACTGAAAAAGACTTTAAATCTCACCTTAAAATGACTTGCAACCCCGATTACGATTCTTTCTTAAGAGTATGGCTAGAGAAAGCACAATACTTAGACAAAGAGGGTTTTCCTATTGAAGAACGTTGTGGGAAGTTAGTTTATTGTGGGCAGGTATCAGGTGGTATGGAGTTTGAACAATCCCTAGAAGATTGGGAAGAAAAATACCCAAAATCTACACCTTTAACCTTTTGCTTTATTAATGCTACTTGCAAAGATAACCCTATCCTTCTTGAAATGGAACCAGATTATCTTTCTAAACTAGAAAACTTACCTAGAGTAGAATGTGATAGGTTGTTACACGGAAACTGGTATGCTCGTGAAGAAGCATCTGGTTACTGGAAAAGAGAGTGGTGTGGAGACCCCATATCGCTATACCAAATCCCACAAGGGCTTAGAACAGTTCGTAGTTGGGATATGGCAGCTACACTACCTTCAGAGATATACCCTGACCCCGATTTTACAGTTGGTATTAAAGGTTGTGTTGATGGGGAAGGTACAGTGTACATAATGGACGTTAAGAGGTTCAGAGAAAGACCAGCCGGAGTTATTGATAAAGTATTAGGCTCTGGTTTAACCGATGGACAGGATTGCACTATAACAATCCCGAAAGACCCCGGTGCTGCTGGCAAGGCTGCTGCTGATAATGTAACTTCTAAATGCTTTGAAGCTGGATTTACATGCAGACAGAAACAAACAAAAACAGGTAAAGATAAAAGATTTGAACCTGTAGCTGCATTAGCAGAAAACGGAATGATTAAAATAGTTAAAGGGGATTGGAATAAAATATTTCATGATGAACTTGAGGCTTTTGGATCAGGAAGAGGACACGATGATATCGTTGATGCTATAGCCGATTTAGTGCATGAACTATGTCAAAGAACAGCAATACCAAGCTTCTCTTGTCCAGATGGACTTTTACAGACAAACCCATTTAATAACCCCTTGAGGATTTAAACTTTGAGTAACAACCCAACAGATGTAAAGCTCCTCAGTGAGGCTGCTAGGGTGGTTATGCCTGAACTAGGAAATTCCGGTTTAGCTAATCCTCTAGGACTTATTAGGGATGACTTTTATAGAGAGCTTGAATACCCTTTAGCTGCAAAAACCTTTAAGAATATGACATACCACCCTACTGTATCTTCAGCTATTACAGTTATTGAAGACACTATTCGTAGAGTTAATTGGTCAGTTGAAGCTCCTAAAGATGCCACTCCTGAAATGAAAGTACGAACAAAGTATATTGAGTCTTGTATGCACGACATGGATAGGACTTGGGCAGAATATATTCAAGAGTTCTTATCTATACTTATTTACGGTTTCTCCGTTAATGAGAAAGTCTGGAAAAGGCGTACAAAAAAGAATAACAAGTCTAGACATGATGATGGTTTAATCGGTTGGAAAAGATTACCTTCTAGAAGCCAAGCATCTATCAAACGTTGGGTTTGGGATGACGAAGGTAGAGACCTCATTGGTGTTATCCAAGACCTTTCACAAGTTAAAGGTGGTAACCTTAGATATAACGTTGATGGAACCTTGATAGGTATTCCTAGATCAAAATTCTTACACTTTAGACACAATGCACAACTAGATAATCCAGAAGGAAATTCTCCACTTAAACAAGTGTTTATACCTTGGAGTTATCTAACTACTATTGAGGAATATGAAGCAGTTGGAATTAGCCGTGACATGAACGGTATGCCAATGATTAAGCTTCCCCCTGAATACATGGCAGCGAATGCCTCTGATGATAAGAAAGCTGTTTTTGAGTATATGAAACAAGTTATCAGAAACATTAATGCTAACGAACAATCTGGATTAGTATTTCCTAAGTTTGTAGACCCTGATACTAAAGCTGATGCTTTCGAGTTTTCACTAGTTGGTACTCAAGGTAATAAGAACTACGACACTGACGCAATCATTCGTAGGTACGAACAGAAGATTCTTATGACCTTCTTAGCTGATGTACTTCTTTTAGGTCATAGTGCTGTAGGCTCTAATGCGTTAGCTTCTGAAAAGTCAAGTCTTTTAGCTGTTAAAGTTGAAGCTATCTTAGCTCAAATTGTAGACATTATTAACACAGACTTGATACCACATACCTTCCGTATGAACGGTTGGGATGACACTATCACACCTAAACTTACTTTTGACAGTTTTGAAGATACTTCTTTAGATGAAGTCGGTAAATTGGTTCAACGTGCAGTATCTGTTGGAGCTATGTCTATTGACGAACCACTGTCTAACTACCTGAGAGACCTTATAGGGGCTTCTGACGCTGATCCTTCAGCACCAGTGCTAATGCCCTCTGACTCTATTAGTAGTGCAGGAGAGGGTTTTAAAACGGCTGGAGAGGGTACTGCAACTTCTCCCGGTGGAAGTGATAGTTCAAGTAACAATAATGATAACGCGAGTTAACTTATGACAGATATAAAAAGTGATCTACTAAAAGCTTTCACAGAATTGCTTGATAAAGCTATTGGTGATCCAAATAAAGAAGTTGAAGCTTTAGCGGTTGTTCCTGAAATTACTAAGGCTGTTGAAGTAGAACAACGGAAGGCTCTATTTATTGTTCTAGAGCCATGTGGATTAGATAACCCTGATTTACACGGGGATATTTATACCGCAGAAGAAGTTGAGAAAGCAGCAGATAACTTTAATCGTTTCTGTGGAAAAGCAAGCATTCAACATTTAGTTCAAACAGAGAAAGCTGAAATACTTGAATCTTATATTACACCTGTGAGTTTTGTACTAGATACAGGTAAAGTAATCCAGAAAGGTACATGGCTCCAAAACTGGTATTTCCCTGAGACAGAAGATGGGGAAATGTTATGGAAAGATGTTAAGGAAGGTAAATTCACCGGACTAAGTATTGGTGCTAAAGCAACTACGGAGGAACTCTAAATTGAGTATCACGCCTAAACGTAAACTAACAAATATAGACTTCTCTAGTGAGGGTTGCCATGTAGCTCTTGTTGATAAAGCTGCTAATGGTCATGAAGTTCTTATCATGAAAGCAGTAGAAGAAGAAATTAATAAAGCTGAAGTACAAGTTAAAATGGATGTAGTTAACTTCCTAACAACTTTCTTCAATATGTGGTCTTACGAGGCTGCTACATTGGCAGAAATATTCGGGGTAGAAACTGACTATTTTGATGAAGACTTTAAGTTTGAAGAATTTAACTCTATTGGTGCTTCTGAGGTAACACTTATGAAAGCTGCTAGTAAGGTTGAAAAGACTGAGGAATCCCTCGTCGATTATATAGGTACTCTAGAAATGGAAGACCTAAACACTCTCAAAGCTTTTGCTGAGGGATTTAATGAAAAACTACAGGAACATAGCAATATGACTGACGTTAATAAAGCTGCTGAAATAGAAGTAATTCTTGCTAAAGCAGTAGAAGAAAAAGCAGCAGTTCAGAAGTCTCTCGATGAGGCCAATGAAAAGCTAGAAGCTATCCAAAAAGCAGAACAAGAAAAAGTATCTGTATCCTTTATTGAAAAAGCTAAAGGCTTTGGTGCAGAAACTGATGATTTAGGTCTTGCTATGGCAAGTATCTCTGCTTCAGAAGAAGGGTTGTTAGTAATTAAAGCTTTGGAAGATGCTTACACCAAGCTTAATGACACTATCGAAAAAGAAGCTGGTTTTTCAGGTGAGGCTAAAGAAGATACAGAAAGCCCTATCTTGAAAGCTATGCAAATTAAATATAAAACTAAAACAGCGTAATCTAGGAGATATTAAATGTCTGTACTCGCTACTGAAAAAGCTCGTCTGAGCAATCTTGTAAAATACGAAGAAGGTGGTCAAAACTACTTTTCTCGTGACGAAGTAACCGCTATTCTTGGTCAAACAATCAACATCGGTTCTGTACTTGGTAAAATCACTGCATCTGGCAAATATATCCTATCTGACGCTGACGCTGCAGATGGTTCTGAAGTTGCTGCTGCTGTCTGCTTGCAGAACCTTGGTACTCTTGCTGCTGATGCACAGTGTATTGTTCTGGTTCGTGATGCTGTCGTTAACCAAGAAGCTCTCGTTTGGGATGCTCTGAATGACGCTCCTGAAATCGCAATTGCTGAAGCTGAATTGGAAGCCCTCGGCATTCTGGTTCGTACTGGTCAATCCGATTATACTTTCGTAGTATAATTAAAATAACTAATTAAGGAAAATATTAAATGTCTAATATCGTTACTCTAGGTGACTACAATAAGTTCACCGACCTTACAGATGCAATTCAGTTTGTCCCTAATAAGTGGACTCGTATTGGTGATCTTGGTCTGTTTACTCCCCGTGGTACATCTCAACTGTCCGTGACCTTTGACCGTGTAGATGGAAAATTGTCTGCTCTGGAAGCTCGTCAACGTGGTGTTAACCCTCAATATGGTTCTAACGAAATCGTTAAAACTTTCAGCTATGCAACTGCATACTTCCCAGCTAACGATAAAGTAGCTCCTGAAGATATCCAAGGTCGTCGTCGCCCCGGTGCTGCCGATCAAACAGATATGGTTACTGAAGCTGTTGCTCGTAAACTAGAAAACCTTCGTATGGCTCACGCACAAACTCGTGAATATATGGAAATGCAAGCACTGAAAGGTCTTGTTAGCTCTCCAGATGGTACTGTTTTTGCTGATCTGTACACTGACTTCGGTTTCACTCAAAAGTCTGTTGACTTCTTGCTTGGTACTGCTACTACAGACGTTGATGCTAAAATCCGTGAAATGATTCGTCATATCGAAGATAACGCATTCTCTGGTGGCTCTATCGGTGGTATCCGTGTATTGGTTTCTCAAGAATTCTTTGATAAACTGATTGGTCACGCTAACGTTCGTGAAGCCTACACTCACTACCAAGCTAACAACCAAGTTGGTGGTGGTCAAGTTCTTCGTGATGACCTTCGTCGTAGCTTTGCTCACCAAGGTGTAATCTTTGAAGAATACCGTGGTTCTATCACTAAGATGGATGGCACAGTTGAGCGTATGATTACTGCTCAAGAAGGACACGCTTTCCCTACTGGTGCTGAAGGTATGTTTGAAACATGGTTTAGCCCTGCTCACCACATGGATTATGTTAACACTGTTGGTGAAGAAGTTTACGCATGGTCTATCCCTGCTGTAGATGGTAGCGGTATTGAGATTTACTCTCAGTCTGCTCCACTTCCTTTGTGCAAACGCCCACAAGCTCTGGTTAAAGTTCTTACTTCTAACTAAGAGTTATAAGATACGGGGGGCATTAAGTTGCCCCTTTTATTTTTATGTTTTTACTAAGAGGATAATATGGCTTTTCCACAAGATAGTTTAGACCCAGCAACAAATGCTGTGGACAGAGTAAGACTCTTAGTAGGGGATGTTGATCCCGGTGATGTTGAGTTTGTAGAACAGCTTTACATTTACTTCTTAGATAGTAATGCACAAGATGAAAACCTTTCGGCTATACAAGCTCTTAAAGCTCTTGTAGCTAAATACGCAAAGGCAATGGATGAAGTTGTAGGTGATGTACAAATCACCCTTAAACAGCGTTATGAAGGCTACAAAGACCTTCTAGATACTTACCTTAAAGACCCTGCTTTCGGATTCTTAGGGACTATTCAACCTTATGCTGGTGGATTAAGTTACTCTGAAGGAAGAACAGATCAATTAAATACAGATTTAAGAGGTGTATCATTCTCAGTTGGGTCTTCTAAAAATAGAGGACAGCTTGGTTATGATGCAGCTTACTACAAAAGTAATAATGGTTTGTTTGAAATCTGAGGTTAAATATGCCATCAATTAGAACAACTGTTAAAGTAAAGATGGATACTAAAAAATTTAAAAAATTTAGTAGTGCTTTTAAAAAACAAAAAGATGTAACTGTTAAAGTTGGTCATTTTGGAAGTAAGACACATGGAGAAGGCCCAGAAACAATAGCTGGTGTCTCCCTAATAAACCAACAAGGTAATAGTGAGATTCCTGCAAGACCTTATATGGAGTACGCATTAAGTAATCCTGAGTTTTTAAAGGCATATAAAAAAGCCTTAGCAAGGATAGCGGTTGGTAAGTCTACAATTACTAAAGAACTCCCAAAATTAGGTGAGATGCTAAAAGAGATTATGGTTAGAGTTATTCAATTAGCTGGCCCCGGTTTCCAACGTAACTCAGCAGCAACTGTTGCTAGAAAGGGAGCAGATACCCCTCTTATAGAGACCTCAGAACTAATGGCTGATATTGAAAGCAAGTTAGTTAGAGATACAGGTAATAAACGTAGAACAGGGTTAAATACGGTGGCTCAATAATGTCAAGTACCTTACCACAGTTATGTACTCTCTCAGGGCAAACTGTTGATAGAAAACGTAGAGGTGTTTCCACTTATGTAGGTGGAAGATTAGTAGATGGTACAGACACACTTACCACAGGCTACTTTGCCTCAGTACAACCCCCTAACAGAGACCACATAAATTACATAAATCAATCCTTAGAAGGGACTAGGACTAAAGCTTGGATATCTGTGTATTGTGAACTTAATACTTTCAGAGAAGCAGACGATAGAAACAACATAAGAGCAGATATCGTTATATTCGAAGGAAATGAATACGAAGTTCAAAGAGCAACACATAGAACTGGTAGACACTTAAACCACGATATGATATTAGCTGTGAGGTTAGATTAATGGCTATAGATATTAAAGCTCTAGAAGACAGCGTACAAGCTATCCTAGAGCCTGTAGTACAGGCAATTGATGCAGCAGCTATATTAATTATAGAGCCAAATAACGGAATTGTACCTAGTACATCTTACGCCTCAATGAAGACTTTCCCACTAAGTAAAACTGGGTTCTCCATTGTAGGTGACGTAGATGATAATGGGGACATTCCAGTAAGAGCGGAATATGATATTACTTTCCAATTCTCTTCCTTTGGCCCTAACTCAAAAAACATTATATCAAATTTAAGTTTTGCTATTACGGATAATATTATTATTCACGAAAGCTTAACTTCTATAAACCTCTTCCAATTCGATTCACCGATTATTACAGATATACCTGTGTTCGAAAATACAAATTGGGAAGAGAGGAACCAATCTACAATATCATTTCACTACGCCCATGAAGAACTTGTACACGTTAGTTTAATTGAACAAGTTACTATTGATGGTCTGTACAGAGATATTGCGGATAATATTGTATTACAAACTTCCCAAACTATAAACGCCCCTTAAAGGACAAAATAAATGAGTGATATTGAACAAATCATTGATGTACAGGTATCTCGTGAATCTACTGCGGTAACGCAAGCTGGATTTGGAGTTATGATGTTTCTTGATCTACACAAAAGGTTTAATGAAAGAGCCGCAGAATATTCTAACTTAGCAGCTATGGTTAGTGCTGGTTTTGAAGTAACAGATAAAGCTTATCTTGCTGCTTCTGTATACTTCGGTCAACCTATTTCCCCTACTAAAATAGTCATTGGTAGACAAGCTGCTGCTGACGTACAGGTAATTACTTATCTTGCTGCTGCTGGTGCTGGTGAAGTATACACAGTAACTATAGATGGTGGTAATGGCCCTGAGATCTTCACATACACATCTACTGGTGTTGAAACAGCAATCGTTGTTGCTGCTGGTATGGAAGCTCTAGTTAATGCCTCTGGTACTTTAGCGGTTACTCACGACGATGCTGCTGCTGATGGTACTGCTACACTTACTCCTGATATTGCTCTAGCTCCATATACTCTTAAGCTTTCTAGTAATATTACAGACGCACTAACTACTACTGAGACTCTTACAGACGCTCTTGGGTTGGTTGATGCGGCTTCTGACTTCTACGGAATATCTACATATACTCACCTTGAAGCTGATATTCTTGAAGTCTCTGCTTATGCAAACGCTGGTAAATTTATCTACGGATACTCAACAGCTAATGCTACGGACAAGACTACAGCCCTTACAGCTATTGGTGGTCAACTAGAAACTTTAGCCTATGACCGTTCTTTCGGTACTTGGGATGAAGAAGCTGGTGTTGGTAATAGTGATGCTACTGAGTATCCTGAAGCTGCTTGGATGGGTGATAGGTTCCCTACTGCACCCGGATCATCTACTTGGATGTTTAAAACTTTAAGTGGTATCTCCGTTGACAACCTTACTACTATAGAGTCCACTAACCTACGCAACAAAAGTATTAATACTTACGAAACTATTGGCGGTGTCAATATTACTCGTGAAGGTAAAGTTGCTTCTGGTGAATATATTGACGTTATTCGTGGCGTTGATTGGCTTGAATCTAGAATGGAAGAAAGAATTTATAGTAGGTTTGTAAATCTTCCTAAGATACCTTATACAAATGCTGGTATTGCAATTATCGAAGCTGAAGTTAGAGCACAATTGCAAGAAGCTATTACAGCAGGGGTTATTGATGGAGAACAAGCTATTATAGTAACTGTTCCTAAGATTTCTCAAATTAGTGTCAACGACAGAGCTAACAGAATCTTACCAGCTATTACTTTTGAAGCTAAACTTGCTGGTGCAATTCATAAAGCTACTGTACGCGGTACTGTTACAGTATAACCGATTATTGGAGGTATGCTTTTGTCCTCTCTCGCACCCTCACGGGTATAGGTATGCCTCCTGCCTAAGAGAGAGAGACATTTATACTTAATTCATAGAAGGAATAATTATTGTGGCAGTAAAAACATATAGCCCTAAAGATATTACAGTTATTGTAGCTGGTACTATCATCACTGGATTTGCAGAGGATACTTTTGTTACACTTGAAAGAGATTCAGACGCATTTGTAAAAATTGTAGGTGCTGACGGTGAAGTAGCACGTTCTGCTTCTGCTGATCTATCCGGTACAATCGTCCTAACACTCTTAGGCACAAGTAATAGTAACGATATACTCTCTGCACTTTCATCAGCAGATCAACTTTCTTTGTCTGGTGAATTCCCGGTTCTTATTAAAGATGAACTAGGTAATTCTCTACACACAGCACCTTCCGCTTGGATTCAAAAGACCGCATCCAAAGAATACGCTGCTGAAGTTGGTGATAATGAGTGGACACTACAGTGCTCTGAATTACTAGAGTTCGTAGGAAGTAACTAAATAACACTAAGATAATAATCTGTATAAGGGTAACAGTAAGACACCTCATACAATAAACGTTCTATTTCAGTGATATGATCCTTGGTATGATTTAAAAAGGCCAACTTAACCTTATTTGGAGGCAAATACATATGACAACTATTATAGAAGATAAAGAAGTAACTATAGGCGAATCAGATTACAGAATACAACCTTTTCCAGCCTTTAAAGGTCTTACTATACTTAAAAAATTAACAAAAATTTTAGGCCCAAGTATGACAGCCCTAATGGGTAGTTCTGATGGAGGAGAAGTTGAAGTAGGTAGTCTTGAGAAAGCTATTGAATTGCTTGTAGAGAATTTTGATGGTGACGGAGTGGAAGCTCTTATAAAAGATTTGATAGGTTCTGTAACTAAAAACGGAAAACCTATTCAATTTGATATTGAATTTATGGCTGACTACGGAAAACTGTTAAAGCTTGTAGCGGAAGTTGTTAAACTTAACTATGCTTCTGTTTTTCAACTAGGCGGTTTTCTCCAAGATTAGAGTCTGAGGGTAAAGAGAAATCGTCGTTACTTCTTAGAATTGAAAAGAAATCAGAATTAAACTGGTTTATTTGGAGGCCCATTCTAGCTAAAGTTGTTACTCTAGAAGAATTAAAAACCTCGTATACAACCCAAGACTTGTATGACTTACATGAGGCTTTAGACATTAAACAGGCAATAGAAGAAGCTGCTAGTGAAAAAGCCAAAAAAGCGAAGTAAATATTATTAATTTAAGAGGTTTTAATGTCTAAGAGTGTACAAATAGCCAGCGTCTTTACCGCTATTGGCTTCAAAGTTAATAAGAAAGATTTAGACAAGCTTCAAAAACAATTAGTCGACCTCAAAAAACAACTAACTAAGTTACAAAGTGTTGCGAAGCTTAATATAAACCCCAACACACAAGGACTGCAATCAGCTCGTAGAGAGCTTATGGGCATTAACAGAGAACTAGCTAAGATAAAAACTAAAGCGATCAGGGTTAATGTTAACCGTGGTACTACAGGTAGCGGCGTTACAGGTAGTAGAGGATCAACTGCTAGAGGTGTAGCTGGTGGTGCTTTTGCGGGTAGTGCTTTATCAGATGCAGGGCAGTTTAGTAGGGGGGCTGGGGCGGTAGGTATAGCCGCTTTTGCAGGAGCTGGTATATTCCAAACTACAGCTAAGATTGATGCTATTAAAAACGCCTTGGGTGCTGCCGCTGGTGGTGCTGAAGAAGGTGCAAAGCAATTTAAATTTCTAGAAGATACATCTGAAAGAATTGGTATTAACTTAATTGATAATGCTAGATCCTATCAAAACTTCTTAGCTGCTTCTAACGCTGTAGGTTTTAGTACAGACAATGCTCAGAAATCTTTTACCGCTACTGCAAGTGCAGCTAGAGTATTAGGTTTGAGTGCTGCGGATACTAATGGTGCTATGAGAGCGATGACTCAGATTCTGTCTAAAGGTACAGTACAGGCTGAAGAATTGAGAGGCCAGTTAGGTGAGAGAGTTCCCGGTGCTGTAGGTATGATGGCGAAAGCTGTTGCTGAGATGCAAGGGAAAACTGAAGTTACCGTACAAGAACTAGGTAAGATGTTAGAACAAGGGGAAATCATCTCTAAAGATGTTATGCCTTTCTTCTCTAAACAATTACTTAAAATGGCAACTGCCCACGGAGCATTAGAACATGCTCAAAAGACTCCACTAGCTAACTTAGAAAGAATGAGGAATTCTTTTGTTAAGTTTCAGGATGCTATTGGTAGATCAAACTTTGTTTTTGAATTATCTTTATTGTTTCAACAACTATCAACTGGCATGAAAGAATCTACTAAAGAGGGTACTATTCTTGGGGCTGCGCTGGGTATTCTGATGAATGTGTTCCAAGCAATAGCTGGGATACTAACAGCATTTCCGGGTTGGCTTAAAGCCCTCTTTGTGATTTGGGGGGCGTTGATGATACCCCTGTTAATTCCTTTATTGGCTATAGCCGCAGTATTACTTTTAATTGATGACTTTATTAGTCACATGCAAGGTAAAGGTGGTTTCTTTACTGATCTATTAGGTGAGGATGGGTTCTTTAAATTCATTGATAGATTTAAGTCTGAAATGGAAGGTATTGCTGATGCTTTTTGGGATAGGTGGATAGAAAATCTTACTTGGATTCCAAGAAAAGGAGCTAAGATAGGTCTAGCCGCAATTAGTGCAATAGCCAACCCTAAACAAGCTTATGATAAAGTCCAAGAATTCAGAGCTAATAGGGAGGCAACTGAAAGGGGTCTTACTTTATTAGTACCTGAGCAAGGCCCACCAGAGGACACTAGAACAATTTTCCCTGTTGGTGGAAGCCCTGTTGAAGTAATCATCTCCACAACAGAAGAATTGTCTGCTACCGTTAAAAAATATGATAGAGGAGGTTAGTCTTGGCTGACTTAAGACAGACACTAAACAGACACTCTTTCTTAGAAAGATCAGATGGTGTAAAGCTATACTTCGATGCAGTTACTCGTAGAACCGATGCTAAAACTGCAAGAGTATCAAATCATCCAGTAGAGAATGGGTTTATTATTTCCGACCATGTACTTGTTGAGAACACTAAGTTGAGTGTAGAGGGGATTATTAGTAATGCTAATAACTCCCTTCTTAACAGAGCGGTGGGTATTATAAGTGACCAAGAATCAGCTAGACAATTCTTGAACGAAGTTTTTAATGCTAGAAAAGTAGTCACTTTAGTAACTCCAGAAGAAATTTATGATAATTTGATTATAACTTCCCTACAATTTACTAAAGATAAACCTACCAGACAAGAAATTAACTTCTCTTTGAGGTTAGAAGAGATTAGAACAGTGGTTTCTAAAACTGCACTTGTCTCTGCTAAGACAGTGGACGAGAGTATACTAGAAGCTATCCAAAATGAAAATAAATCTGGTAAAGTTACTACTAGTACAGTAACAGGAGATGTAACTGCGCTGAAAAGAGCTGCAACAACTTTACGAGAAGGTCTTCAAGTTGAAAGATTTTTAGACAATTTACTTGGGAGACCTTAAGGGATACTTATGGCACTAGAAATAGAATTAAACCCAATAGCTTTTAACACTTTCTCTGTCACTCTAGACGATGAAAACTATGTATTCCAAACTATATGGAGCAGTAGAGGAGATTTTGGAGGTACTTGGAGACTTAATATTCTAAACGGACAAGAAGAACCTATAGTACGCGGTTTAGCCCTGTACCCAAACAGGGTTCTTAATGGCGAATATTTTTATAATAGATCACCAAAAGGTTTCTTGGTGGTTACAAACGACAGTCCCGATAGACCAACCTTCGAGTCACTAGGCTCTACTTTGAGGCTTTTCTATATAACTGAGGAGGAACTTCATGGGGGTTTTGTATAACAGAAGGTACAGTCTGCTTATTGGTGAGACTAAAGCACAAGGGGTCTTAGTTACTACTGAACCCTTAGAAAGTGATACAGCCTCTGTCAACAATAATGTACTTAATATTGAATTTTCTATCACTAAATCTTATAAAGCTGATGCTAAAAACACAGCTAGGATTACAATTTATAACCTATCAAATGAAAGTATAGATAAGATTGTAAAAGATAATAAAGTTATACTAAAAGCTGGGTATGAGTTCGACGGGATTAGACCTATATTTTTAGGTCAAGTTGAAAACGTTTCCTCAGAAGTTCATGGAGAAGTTGTAAAGACAATAATCAATTGTATAGACGGCTATACTACGATTAGAGAAGGCTTTACAGCAGAAACGTTCAGCCCCACGACTACAGTAGAAACTATACTAAGAACCATAATTACTCAAGACCTTGGGTTTGCTAATCCAAGAATGAATAACGGTAAGTTAGGCCCAAACACAGGATTAGCTAAGATTTATCAAGGTGGTTCTGCTAAGGTAGGGGATAGTGCTGAGATAGTATCAAGAATTTGTTCAGATAACTTCCTTACATGGAATATACGAGATGGGGAAGTGTTTGTATACCCTGTAGATGGTTCAACAGGGATAGAGGTTCCATTAATTAGTGCAGATTCTGGTATGTTAGGAACCCCCCGTAGAGCACAGGACAATTCTAACAAAGCTAAAGACTCAAAAGAATTAAAAGATATTGTTAAGGTAAAAGTTTTACTCCAAGGAGTTTATAATGTCGGGGATTTAGTTAAAGTTGAATCTCTGTTTACTAATGGATTATACAGGATCAGCAAACTAACACACAAAGGGTCTTATGATGGTACTGATTGGGTAACTGATTTGGAACTATCAGAGGGAGTTAAAGTATTATGACAGCAACCTTTACAGAAGCAGTAGATAGTCACATAAATTCAGCACTATCTCTCTTAAGTACGGCTATTCCTGCCAAGATTTTAGCATACAACCCTTCTACACAAAAAGCAGTAGTAAAACCTCTAGTCGAAGTTCTACTAAAAGATAACAGACAGATACCTTATCCAGAACTAGAAGATGTTCCAGTAGTATTTCCTAGTACAAGTAACTCTATGTTATCTTTTCCTATTAATATTAATGATACCGTGTTACTTATTTTCAGCCAAAGGTCTATTGATACTTGGTTAGTTTCTAATAGTACGGAAACAGTAAACCCACAAGACTTTAGAAAGCATGATTACTCAGATGCAATCGCCATTCCGGGGTTGTATAGTTTTCCAAGAGCACCTAACGATCCCCTGAAAAGAACCTTAGTCCACGATACAGATGACCTTGCTATTACACATAACATAGGAGGCTCTACTGAGAACGAGATAAGACTTAAAGCAGACGGTTCAATTAGAATGAGTGCAGGAGCTAACACTAAACTTACTTTAAACTTAGATGGGTCTGTTGTATTAGACGCTCCAACATCACTAACTGTTACAGCACCCGTAACAACTTGGATAGGAGATATCAATCAACAGGGAACATTCACAAGCGATACTGATGTAGTTGCAAACGGTACTAGCTTAGATACGCACACTCATGGTGGAGTAACAACTGGTGGTGGTAGCACAGGAGCACCAAATTAAATGTCAGATTACGGTGATATAAAATTACATTCTGTATCTCATGATATCTTTGTGGAAGGCAATGAACTAGCTATTATCTTAGACACCACAAACGCTATTGTACAAAGGCTGACAATAAAACTTCAGTTTTTTAAAGGTGAGTGGTTTTTAAATAAATTATTCGGTATTCCATATAATCAATCAGTGTTTGTTAAGGGTGCTACTAAAGCTCAAGTAGATTCTATCTTTAGATCACAAATAATAAACACTGAAGGGGTTGAAGAGATAATTAGTTTTAACTCAACATTTGATGCAGCTACTAGAAATTATTCAGTTGGTTTTTCTTGTAGAGCTGTCACAGGTGATACATTAGTTTTGGAGATATAAGTGGCAGGATTAACAGGTACAGGTCTTAGCATTAAAAGGCTTCAAGACATTAGAGATGAAATAACCACCAGACTTACAGGTTTCTTTGGGGAAGGAATTAATACCACAGAAGATTCTGTATTTGGACAAGTTAGAGATTCTGTAGCACCCGGAGAGTCCTCAGTTTGGGAGCAGCTTCAAATAGTATATGATTCTCAGTTTCCTTCAAGAGCAGAAGGACAACAACTAGATGATAACTGTGCAATTGTAGGTGTATTCAGAGGTTCAAATACTCCCACACTAGTAACTGCGTCAATAACAGGTGCTAATAATTCAACGATCCCTATAGGGTACACCGTTGCTATAAATACTACTCAAGAAGAATTTGTAGTTTTAGGTCAGAACGAAATGAATAATGGTGCAGTTACTGCTGCATTAATAAGCGTAGACACTATTACAAACTCAACAACTTACACAGTAACTATTGACAGTATTGCAGCTACTTATAATTCTGATGCAAGTGCAACTGAAGCTGAGATTGTTGCTGGATTAATTGCAGCAATACCAATTGCAATTCCTTCTGTTACTGCGGTTTCTACTATCAACTCAAACGAAATTCAAATAGCCTCAATAGATGAAACATCATCTAAAGAAATACTAATTGATACCAATATTTCTTTTGTACATGTAACTTCCAGAGTCCCTATGAAGTCTAAAAACTTTGGGCCTATACTTGCTCCTGCAAACCAGTTGATTGATATAAAAACTTTTATATCAGGAGTAACGAGTGCTACTAATGTTGAAGCTGGAGTGTTAGGTACTATTGAAGAGACTGACACTATATTAAGAGAGAGAAGGGATTCTGAACTTTCTAAAACAGCGTCTACAGGGGTTAACGCTATAGCAGCTAGAATCAATTTAGTGGATGATGTAAGGTCAACTGTTGTATTAGAGAACTATACAGATTCAGTTGATGGTAACGGATTAACCCCACATAGTATACAGGCTATCGTAGATGGTGGACTTGATGCAGATATTGCAGCGGCTATCTTTGATTCTAAACCTGTCGGAACAGACATGAATGGTGCTGAATCTGTAGCTGTAGTTGACTCAATGGGTATCTCGAGAAATGTACTCTTTGATAGACCAACTTTAGTTCCTATCTACATTGAGGTAACATTAACTAAGTTTGGTACTTATCCTAGTAATGGTGATACTCAAATTAAAGAGAGCCTTGTTCAATTTGGATTAGATAATTTATTTGCGGGGGATGATGTAATTACTTCTAGACTGTATACACCAGTCAACTCAATACAAGGGCATCAGGTAGATAGCTTGTTTATTAGCACTAGTGTTAGTCCAACAGTTTCTACTCCGATTACTATAACATTGACTCAGTTGGCTCAAATTAGTCTAGTTAATATTACGATTGTATAATGACTATTTTAGATCATAAAGTAATTTATAGAGGAAGGTTATTAGAGCAGTACAAAAGCTCTATTAACCTTATAGGTTTAATTGATGCTTTAATAGAAGGACAAGGAGATTTAGAGTTTGTTCTTGACCAACTCTTAAACGAGAGAAGTATCAACACAGCTATTGGAGCACAACTTGATATAATTGGGGAAATTGTAGGACAGTCTAGAACTATTCTAGATGTAACTGGTTTAGAATTCTTTGGTTATGATGGAGCTGCTGGTGACATTGATGGTTATGGGACTTTAGAAGACCCAACTATTGGTGCTAGATACCGCAGTGGTACAGAAGAAACTGGAACTTTTAGAGAGCTTGGTGATGCTGAATACAGGCTCTTTATAAAAAGTAAAGTATATAAAAACGTAGGCTCCCTTACTACGGAGAATTTAATTGAAGCTTTAACCTTTGTATTTGGTGAAAGCTCATTTGTAGGTATTACCGAGAATGGGAACCACAATGTAAGCCTTACCTTGGTTGCAGATGTTCCGGTTTCTACAGCACAACTCTTAGTCACTAATGATGCACTGCCTAGACCAGCAGGGGTGTCTTACTTAGTTTCATTCTTATCTGGTGATGGATTAGTGTTTGCATTCGAAACCTTCCCATTAGGTTCAACTTACGGCACTGTAACTAACCCCACAATTGGTGGCACATTTACTGAGTTAGTTTAAAATTAGGAATAAATATGACTAGAACAACAACTGTTGACAATATATGGGCCTCTGGTGGCTCAGTAGTTGACCCCGGTACTGCTAAAGTTAATTCAGGGTGGGCAGCAGAAATACCCGCTCTTGAAACACAGAACTTTTGGCAAAACAGAGTGGATAAGCTTCTACAAGATATAGAAATACATGGTATTATGCAGTATAGTTCTGTTACAGTGTACGGAATTGGTTCTTGGGTAACTGCTTCTGACAATGAAATTTATAAATCTATTACCTCAAGTAATTCTGGTAATGATCCAGTATCTTCTCCTGTCAATTGGACACCATTTTCTACTATTGTTGCTGTACAAAACGCTACGGAGTCCGTTAAAGGGATTGTAGAGTTATCAAGTTTAGCAGAAACCCAAGTAGGCACAGACGCTACTAGAGCTGTTTCTCCTAAGAACCTTAAAGATGCTCTCCCACAACTTATACCGGATGCTAGTACAGCTACAAAAGGTAAAGTTGAATTAGCAAGTAATGCAGAAACCCAAACAGGTGCAGATGCAGTAAGAGCTGTAACTCCTGCTGGTTTGTTTAGTGTAACTGCTACAGAAACCAGAGCGGGTCTTGTAGAAAGAGCTACAGATGCTGAAGCACTAGCTGGATCAGATACAATCAGGTATATAAGTCCTAAGCAGTTTGTAGATAATGTAGATACTCTTGTACCTTCTGCATCTACAACCCTTAAAGGAAAAGTTGAATTAGCTACAGCTACAGAAGTCAGAGTAGGTACAGACGCTACTAGAGCAGTTACCCCTGCTACAATGGGTTCATTCATGACAGGTTGGATTTTCCCCTTCCCAGCTACAGTAGCCCCTACTGGGTTCGTTGAGGCTAAAGGTCAATTGCTGTCAAGAACAACTTATGCAGAATTGTGGACATGGGTACAAGTTAATATGAGAGTTGTTACAGAGGCTCAATGGGCTGGAGTTGATTCTGGTACATACTCTAGCGGAGACTTATCAACTACATTTAGACTGCCTGAGTTAAGAGGTGAATTTATCCGTGGTTGGGATAATAGCCGTGGTGTGGATTCTGGTCGTGTTGTTGGTACTACACAGACCGATGAATTCCAATCTCACAATCACAGTGTAACAGCTAGTAAGTGGATTGGGGGATATACCGATGATGGTGGAGCACCAGATCAACGTACTACACAACAAACTTTCAACACTGCATCAACAGGTAGTACCGAAACAAGACCTCGTAACGTTGCAATGATGTTCTGCATTAAAGTATAAGGAAGAGAAGTGAATGACTAGACAAGTTTATAACGATACATGGGCTTCTGGCGGGGCTATAGTCGATCCCGGTGCTATTAAATATACTGTTGGTTGGATTGTAGAGGCTCCACCCCTTGAACATGCTAACTACTGGCAGGGTAGAACAGATGAAATGCTGCAACACCTTGAACGTAATGGTATAGCAACTTTTGATGCAACATCAGTTTATGAGTTAGGGGGTTATGCAAGAGAAGGTACAGTCACTTACAGGTCTTTGGTTGTAACTAACACAGGTAATTTACCTTCTACAAGTCCTGCACAGTGGGTTCAAGCTTTCCTTATTCCCGGTAATAACTTAAGTGATTTAGCTGATGCACCTACAGCAAGAACAAACTTAGGTGTTGATGTAGCAGGGACAATTAACTATGTCCACCCCAACCATTCTGGAGATGTAACCTCTGTAGCTGATGGTGCTACCACTATTTCCTCTAATGTAGTAACTAATACTAAGCTTGCTGATATGGCAACAAACACCATTAAAGGTCGTATTGGGGCTGGTACAAATGATCCACAAGACCTTACTGGTGCTAATGTAAGAACTATTATCAATGTTGAGGATGGTTCTACTGCTGACCAAACAGGGGCAGAGATTAAGGTTGCATATGAAGGTGAAGCAAACACTAATGCGTTTACCGATGCAGAACAAACAAAGTTAACTGGAATAGAAACAGGTGCTACCGCTGACCAGACTAAGGTAGATATTGATGCCTTGGAAATTGATGCAGGGACTTTGGATGACTTAGACAGCATTCAGTTCTTACGGTCTGATGTTGATGATACGATGACTGGTGAGTTAATATTTGAGAGAGGTAGTGATTCTTTTCTTCTCTCAAAAGATTGCACTACCACTACCCACCAAATTAAAGAGTTATATACAGAAACAGGAACAAAGTACAATGTGCGACCTTATCCTCTTGGTGTTGCAGCTTCCACAAAAGACTTCGGCTACGATTTCACTAACACTCGATGGTTCTTTGATGAATCCCCGTATGTAGGTGCTAACGCTGTACTAGATGCTGGTGATCTTGGTGTAACTGTACAAGGTTATGATGCTCAAACATCTAAGACGGATGTAGCTGAAGCACGAACTGCTGACATAGTTCTCAATGACACTTTTGCTATAGAGTTCGGCACATTAGGCGCAGAGAGTAGGCTTTACTCAAACGGTACTAACACTTATTGGAACATGATAGGTGCTGCTAACGATCTGTACATTCAAAGTGTAACAGTAAATAAGTTCTTATTCGATGGTTCTCTAGGTGACTTCCATGCTGACGGTGATGTAATCGCTTCATCTACTTCAGTTGGTTCTGATAGAAAGATTAAGAAAGATATACGTCCTATTGAAGATGCCTCTAGTAAGTTAGATAGTTTAGTAGGTGTTCAGTACAACCTTAAAAAGTCTGGTAAAGCAGACGCAGGACTTATTGCTCAAGATGTACAGAGTGTTCTACCTGAAGCAGTTAAAGAAGTTGCTTTCTTAGATGGTGAAGAAGGTGAAACTTACCTTTCACTTAACTACAACGCTGTCATAGGTTTGTTAGTAGCTGGTTTCCAAGAAGAAAAAGCTAAACGGATAAATCTTGAAGAACGTTTGAGTAAACTGGAGGAATAATATGTCAATTGTTGCATCAGGACAAGTGTCAATACAAGATTTAGTAACTGAGTTTGGGGGTACTGCCCCTCATAATTTAAGTGAGTATTACCGTGGGGGAGCTTATGTAGATGATATCACTAATAATAATAGTGTGCCTCTGTCTGGAGAAATACAACTAAAGGACTTCTATGGGGCTGGTAATGTAATTACCTACACTGTAACAGAGGCATATGAACTCCAAGCGGGTATTATGTCTGCTACGGGGTATTGGACTGCTAATAAGGTGGTAAACGTTTATAATAGAGCAGAGTTTTCTACATCATTTACTACTACCAAAGGTTCAAGAACACCAACTACATTATTCGGAGTAACAGTGCAAGGGCTTTACTATACTTATAATGTAAAAGCCCCCAACGATTTCTTTCAAGTGATTCTTCAAGGGACTAGAGCTAAAACTTTCTTTGAGTCTGCTACTCCTCAAGGGGCTGCAACTCTCCTCACTTCAGCTTGCGATCACGCCTACTTTGAGAGTTCCACTATTTACAGTTGGCTTCAAACCAAACCGGGAGCTTGGGATGGTTCTGGGACAAGAACAGTCACAATACTCTAACTAATAAGGTAAAATTATGCACATAAATTACACGTTTAAGGTTAACGCATTCTCTGTAGAGAAGGGAGTTATTAGTGTTACATACCTTCCAGTTGATCTTTCGCTGGAATTGAAACCGAAACACCACACGCAATTAGGTATAGATAAGCAGATTATGATAGACTACTCTACAGGAGTTATTACTTCAGATGAGTTTAAGAGTCTTGTCCGTAAAGCTATTGTAGATGCTGATGGGCAACCTCAACACGAGTGGAACGAAACTCTCGCTGCTAGAACATTAACTGTTCCCCCTGAAGTAGAGGGAATGTTGGGTTTTGAGTGGCCTACGGTTACTGAAGCTGAGTCAAGTAATATATCCCCGGAGGTGATGTAACATGGCTGATTGGAGATTCTTATCGAACTATAGCCTTCATAGTAATAATCAAGATTTGATGATTTCACATTGTAAACCTAAGTTTGGAGATGCCTTTAGCCCAGTAGTAAGCCCTTTAACAATACCAACTCAGGTGGTTTCTGTTAACTGGTGTGTAAGTGGTACAGTTAAGTGGTACTCAGCCGATATGACTTTTATAGCAGAGTATGGGGCTGGAGTGAAGATGACAGTACCAGACCCTTCTCATGTAGCTATGGGTCAGGTGGTTCTAGTAGCTTCATCTGATGATGTAGAATACTACTGCTTGCGAGGGTTAAAACAATTCTACACTGGAGACATAATAAATCTAAAACCAAACCAAGAAGTAGAGATACCTCTCATTCCTTCTAGCGGTCTTTTTGTAAGTGAAGGAAGCATCATAACTTCTAGTAAGGAACACAATAAAGGAGCTTTGTTAAATAATCTCGCTCAAAAAACAAGCCTAACCTTTAAAGGTGGGGAAGCGGGTGCAATGGTAGCTTCATTTAATAACCTATGAAACCTTTAGTCTGGAAGGAGGAATGGATAACTCGCAACTTCGAAGATGGAAGACCCCCACCTAAAACCCTTAAAAGAGTTATAGATGGTGTCCCTTTTACTTTTGAATGTAGCCGGTGTCATTATATAACTTCTGAAGGTAAGAAAGCTTATATAGTGACTTGGTGGTGGGGGCCAGATTTGCATACCTTCAAACACGTTGCTATTGGAAGTAAGAAATCTATATATCCTAACATAGAGCGAGAAGTCAGAGTAGGTAAATACTTAGCTAGAAAGAACAATAGATAGCTTTATATTGAGAGGTAACTGTGAAAGAACTTGTAATATTAGTACATGGGTTTAATGTGTGGGATGGAGGAATATCAACAGTGGGGAAACTAAGACCTTTCTTTGCTGAAGAAAGATACCCGTATATTATGATTGACTATGGAACTTTTGATATAGTAAAAACCTATCTCAAAAATAAGAAGGTGGCAAAGGAATTAGCTACTGCTTGTGAAAATGCAAAGCTTAGTGGATATGAAGTTATAGTTGTTGGACATTCTAATGGGTGTACAATTATAGATATAGCTTCTAAGGAGTTTAACGCACCAATTAAGAAAGCGGTATACATCAACCCTGCACTGAATAAAGATAAAGAGAGAAGCCCTACTGTCGGTTCTATAGATGTTTGGCACTCTCCTTCAGATAAGCCTGTTAAATGGGCAAAGCTCTTACCTTTCCATCCTTGGGGAGAAATGGGAGCTACTGGTTATATCGGTGAAGACCCTAAGATTGTTAACTACAACAAAGAAGATATGAAGTTGTCAAGTTCAGAACATAGTGATATGTTTAGCACAGAGCTTTTACCCTTCTATGGAAGACTAGTTGTTAAAACTGCACAACAACAATAAAAAGAAACCAGTACCCCCTTTAACCACCTATGGAGAAATCTGTAGGTGGTTTTTTGTCCTTGGTTATATACTCAAACGGTTTTTAGTTTAAAAGGTTATAAAAATAAAGCTTGCAATTTTGTAAATGTGTGCTATATTAAATGAACTTAACAAAAGCGAGATTTTATGTATACCTTATTAATGATTTTTGTATTAGGGAATACTACTACAGGAGCCTTGTATGTAGTTGATAAGTGTGCTACATTAGAAGAAATAAGAATATTTGAGAGTGAAGTTGCAACCTCCTCTGGAGCTGTATACTTAACATGCTATAAATCTCAAACAAAAGGGGATATAACTTAATGGATAAAATAAAGATTGACTTATCAAGAGAAGAGGCAGTATTAGTATCAGCCTTACTAGGACATATAAATGTTGGCAAAGGTACATACAACACTTATACTCTTGTTAATAAACTTGTAGAAGTTTTTGAAATATGTGATGATGAACTTTCAGAAGAATATGATTGTTTTCATTTTGTTCCAAGAGAAATTACAACTAGCCTTGACATTAATAACAGACATACTATAGACTTGATGAATATGGAAATCATCTACAGAAAAGGGTAAATTATGGCAGGACAACAAGGGAGATTCTTTAGACCAAAGCCAAAAGCTTTGAAGGGTACGCCATATGATTCCATGACAGAAAAAAGATTACATGAAGGAGCATTAAAGACTTGCACTTTCCACTCTGTTAAGATACCATACCACATAGAACATCAATATGAGCCTGACTTCATTGTTAAGGTTGGTGATAAGATCATTTATATTGAAGTTAAGGGTTATTTCCAAGATAGAAGTGAGACTCAGAAGTACAATTGGGTAAAGAAAGCTTTAAAGCCTATGGAAGAACTTGTATTTGTGTTTGAGAAACCAGATAAACCCATGCACTTTCAAGCTAAAAGGAAGGATGGGACTAAGATGACACACAGAGAATGGTGTGTTAAACAAGGTTTCAGAGTATTTAGTGAAGAAAATGCTGGACAAATTATGGAGGAACCTGTATAATGGCAAAAATAGATATACGAGAAATTGATGAAGATGAAGAAATTACAGAGATTTACTTTACAGATGATGAATATTTGAGTATACTAGAGTCTAACGTATTCTATGTACATTCAGATGGTAAGAAGATTCCAATATTCCTAGAGTCCATACCTAATATGATTGTAGCTCTTGAACATGCTAAAGCCATATGGGAGGAGCATTAGTGAGTGATTACAGGGTATTCATGAAGACCTTAAAGGGTCGTACAAGGGTTATAGCTCTTACAGGGTGTGGTACTATAGAGGACACTATGCAGTACGTTAAAGAACACAGGAAAGACCTAGAAGACGCTATAGGAGCACCATTAAAAGCTAAATCACCAGTGCTAATTGAGATTGTTGGTGGTAAGAGTTAAAAAGACTTTTAATAACTTGAGGATATCAGGTTGTTTAAAGAAGACCTTAATAATCATGAGGTTATTGGGGAAAAAGAGAGTAGAAGAAGAGTAGACCCATAAACTACTGAAGCTTATTGCTTACTAGGGTAGATAAGAGGGTGTTAATCAGGAATCTATTAAGAAATCTAACAGGAAAATGAGAGGTATTTTTATATGACTAATACAGCAAAGATTGAACTAGCAAAAGAACAACCAGTAATGGGTACACACGGGCAAGGTGTTAAGTTTAAAATTACAAACGCTACTGTGATGTATGTAAAGAATGTAGGTTATGGCGCACTTAAGTTTGGTGAAAAGGAGGTTGAAGATAAACCTTGGGTTAATCATCAATACGAAATGGACATTCTAATTTCTCCAGAGATTAAGAAAGTTCTTCGTGAAGCTCACAAACCAACTAGTATCAAAGAGTTTACAGCAGAGGAGTTCAAAAAAACCTTTAAGATTGATCCCCCTTTTGAATCTGATGAATATATTGTTACTAAGTTCTATAAAGAAGCTTATTGGAAAAGTGGCTCTAGTAAGGGTGACGTAGCTCCTAGAATTGACTTTAAAAAGATGGGAACAGGAGAAGACCTTAAGGAAGTCGGTATTGGTAATGGTTCGGTTGCAAGCTTCCTTGTTGAAGTTAAGCCTTACAAAAATGACTTTGGTACAGGAACTTCTGCACGACTAGGTTCAGTGTATGTAACTGATCTGGTTCCTTATGCAGTTGGTGGTAGTAACGATGACGCAGAGTTCGGCATGACTGCTCCTCCAGAAGAAAAATCCTCTGGTGGTGATGATGACGAGTGGGATGATGCGTAAGACATAGAGTAAAAACGGAAACCCTACATAAGGTATATACTTTGTGTGGGGTTTTCTTTCCTATAAAATAAGGTAATTACATGAATAAAATATATGATCCCGAATATGGGTTCTTTGATGCTGATCCAATTGTTTACAGAGCTGGCTTTTCTTCACAAAAGACTAAGTATTTCTATAGAGACCAAAAGGGAGAGATAGTAAGCCCCTTGATTTCTTCTGCAAAAGAAGCTAAAGTCTGGTTACAAGATCAGGAAGAGTTCGATCTGGATGTATCTCAATATACTAGAGAGAAAACTATAGAACATCTTTCTGAGGCAAAAGCACTAAAGAAACTAGATGATATTATTAAAGAATACCGTAAAATGGCTGGGCCTAGTGTTAAACACTTTAAAGGTTTCTTAACTCCATCAGGGGATAAGCACAAAGCTATTAAAGGTATTGAAGATGAATACCAAATGTCAAGGATTAACACTCCTAAACCAAAACACCATGAAGCCTTGAAAGCATATGCAGCTTCTAAAGATTTTATTATCACAAGTCCACTTGGATTTGAAGCTGATGAATTACTTATTCACAATGCTGAACAAAAAGGTGCTAATGGTGTAGTAATAAGTATTGACAAAGATATGTGTATAGCGGAAGATACATGGGTTATTCATGTCCAGAAAGATGGTTCAGGAAAACCAGTGTGGAATACCTCTCTAGGACATTTAGAGTTATATCAAAAAGGGACTGACGTTAAAGGAGTAGGTGGAGGTTTTAAGTTTTTAGCTTACCAAGCTGTAGCTGGAGATAGAAGCGATCATTACTTTGGAATCAAAGGAGTTGGTGCGGTCACAGTAGTAAACCTTATTAAGGACTGTGAGACCCACTCAGAGGTCGTAGAAGCCTGTTTAGAGCTGTATACGGATACCTTTGGTGAATCGTATAGCTTTACCTCTTGGGACGGTCAGGAGATGATTAAGACCCCTCTGGAGATGCTTCAGATGCACTTCTTATTACCTTATATGGACAGAGGCCCAAAAGACCCCGGTTTTGATATTATGAAGTATTTATAATGGAGATAACACAGGAGTATCTATTTGAGAGTTAATACTAATAAACAAGAGCTAGAAGATGGAGTTGTAATTGATAAAGACTTTGCCTGTATCTTAAAGGGGTGTGAAAGCTCCGATGCAGGAAGCCTCTGGAAACATTCAGATGGTAGAGTTAATTATCATTGCTTCTCCTGTGGAGGTAAGATATACTCAGTTGATCCAGATACAATGGAGCGTAAACAAACAGATAAATATGTGGAGGAAGAAATAAATATGGAGGACGTAGATGTAATCACGAAGGAATTCGACAGTGACAGTTTGAAAACTCGTAGGATCAAGAAAGAAATTGTAGAAATGTATGAAGTGAAAGTAGGCTATGATGACAATGGTAATCAGGATGCTCACTTCTACCCTACAAAGGTTGAAGGGAAGACAGTTGGGTACTCTAAAAGAGAAACATATCAAGAGTGGGATAAGAAGGTACAAAAGAAGCCTGAACTACTTGGTGTTATGAAAAAATTCTCTACAGTAGGTTATGCTAAGACAGATGTAGACTTGTTTGGGCAACACTTATACCCAGCAGTTAGAGGTTCTAATGGTTTCAAGACCAGAATATTAGTTACAGAAGGTCAAGAAGATGCTCTAGCTGGTTGTGCTATGATAGCTCATAAGGGTAAGAATATAGAACACTACCCTTTTGTGTCTGTTGTAGGAGGTACTGAAGGCGGTATTAGGAACCTTAAATCTAACCTTAAATATGTATCAACCTTCGATGAAATATACTTATGTGTCGATAATGATGATGCAGGAAAGAAATTCGAAGAGGAAGCTTGTAAAGTTCTTCCTGTAGGCAAGGTAAAGATTGTAAGAGTTAATCCTAAATATGGTAAGGATTTCAGTGACCTATGGAATAAAGACTCTGCTTCTGAACGTGAAAGAGGCTGTGATATGTTCTGGAATAGCCTCTGGAATGCTGAATCTTATAGTCCAGCAGGGATTAAATCTTTATCTGAAGGTTGGGAAGACTATATCCACCGTGGTGAAGACCCACTAATTCCTTTTCCAGATAGCTTTGGAGACCTTAATGCGGCTACTTGTGGAGGTTATGGAGCTGATGGAGAGATTATTAATATCGCTGCACCATCTTCAGTAGGGAAGTCTTTATTCACTAAGGAAATGATTTATACAGCACTAAAAACTACAGAGCGTGTTATCGGTGTTATCTCTCTTGAAGAAACCTTACCAGAGTTTCTAGAGGGCATGTTGAGTATTCATATGAGTACACAGCTTAATGAGATTCCTTTTGATGAACGTGATAGAGTTACTGAACGTGCTAAGTTTGATGAACTTCTAGCTATCAATAATGAAGGTGGAGCTGACCGTATACACTTCTTAGATGATCCCGGTGCTTGTAAGGGTGAAGACGATTTATGGGATAAAGTTGATTTCTTGATTAAAGGGTTAGATTGTTCCATCATAGTGCTTGATCCAGTTACACTAGCCTTATCATTGGGACTAGATGAAGACGAGTATAACGCTACACTGGTTAAGAAGGTTAAGCGTCATAAACTTGCTTGGATTAATGTACACCACGTTCGTAAGAATGGTGGAGGCGGTACAGCTAACTCTGAGGGTGCTGATTTAGCAGAAGAAGATATTAAAGGGTCTGGTTCACACTTCCAGACAGGAATGATTAATATCATATTAACTCGTAATAAGGTTCATGATAATCAAATTGTTAAGAATACCACTAAGATTAAAATGCCTAAATGTAGAAGGCATGGAAAGAACACTGGTGTTGTAGGTTACGCATTCTATAATGGAGATACTGGTAGGTTAGAAAAAGGTATAGACCCTTCTGATATACTTGAAATGGAAGCAAGTAATGTTAACAATGAAGATGAAGCTGAATGGGAGGTAAAGTGATGTCTTTCGTGGAGGTAGAATTAACTGAGGAGATGAAGACTAAAGCTAGAGGTTTAGCTACTGAACTTGGAAAGTTAAATAATAGTATTACCAGTGGGGATGGAAATCTTGCAGGTTTTTACGGAGAGGTTGCAGTTGCGTATTACTTCTCTAAAAAGGGCTGTGAAGTTTCCCACTCTAATACTTATGACTATGATTTAATAGTTGATGGAAAAACTATTGATGTTAAAACCAAGCGTTGCAAATCACCACCAAAACCTACTTATGATTGTTCGGTAGCTAACTTTAACACAACCCAAAAATGTGACTACTATCTGTTTACTAGGGTTATGAATGATACCGTGTACCTTCTTGGGAACATCCACAAGGAAAGATTTAGGACTGAGAGTGTTTTTCATAAGAAAGGGGAAACAGATTCTAATATTGTAGGAGGTAAACCTTTTAGGTTTCATGCAGATTGTTGGAATATCCGTATAGACCAATTAAAAACCTTTAATAAGTAGTTGACTTTGAACTGGAGGTGTCTTATGATGCTTCCAGTTTATTTTTATAGGAGGATATTAAATTGAACATTAAAGAACAAAAACTAGCAGCGGATATCATTCTGGAAAAGCTAGAGTTAGCAGACCCACATGCAATATTAGCTGGTGGTGCCCCAAGAGATTGGTATATGGGTAAAGAGTGTAACGATTTAGATTTCTATGTTTACTTGAACCCTAAGAACACTACAGAAACTAATTTCCACCAGCTACAAGGTGTTCTTGCACAAATAGGAATATTGGATTTAGAGAATATCTCTTATGAAAGTATGACCGATGAAAAGGGTGCATACTCTTGTATGGAACATCTTAGGACTGTACTTGAGGGAACATATTACATAGATGAAGATACCCCCGTTAAGGTTCAAGTGATGATTATGTATTCTCCTACTTTCGATTGTGTAGTGGATAAGATGGGATGTTCATTATCTCGTATCTGGTATAAAAACGGTAAGATCACTCCTACTTTTGATTTTCTCTTTACTTTAGAGCATAAGATAATGTATTATGTAGATGATATGACTTTTAAAGAGACTTATGCAATTAAGATGAAAGATAGATTTAAAGATTATAGGTTTAAACCTTACAAGTCTTTCGAGAAGGATTATGAGAGAGTGTCGATTCAGTATTACATGGCATTCCTAACTAACGGTATTACAGGAGGTTAATATGATTAGAGTTCAAATTAATGGTGTCTGGTTTACATCAGATTACTTTGTTTGTTACTCACGGTATATTCTCGAAGGGTATAGAAGTATTTGATAATTTAATCGATGAAGTGTGGACAACTGATTCTTTTAGTAGTAAAGTAACACACTCTAAACTTAAGATTGTTAAACTGTAGGAGAGATTAAATATGACAATAGCAAGGGAAAAAGGTATAAAGTACAAAGTAGGTTGTTTAATTGAAGCTGCCCAAAAGGGAGAGGTTTACTTCATAGCACACCAATGCAATTGTTTCAATGCAATGGGAGCTGGTATTGCACCTTTAATTGCTAAAGCTTTCCCTGCTGCTCAAGAAGTAGACAATGAAACAATTAAGGGTGATATCAGAAAACTTGGACACTTTACTCACGCTTTAACTTGTGAGGAAGAAAACGAAGACCGGAACGGGTATACTCCAGAGGTTTATAACCTATACGGACAGTACGCTCCCTCTTCAAAAACAACTGCCACTGACTACCTTTGCCTTAGACAGGCTCTTAGGGGAATGGCCTTTAGCATCACAGGGTATCAAATGAAAGTTGGTTTACCTAAAATTGGTGCTGGACTTGGTGGTGGTGATTGGAGTATAATCTCTAAAATCATCGAGGAAGAACTTGGTGAGTTTGATGTAACAATCTATGTACTTGATGAAAAGGAGATTCCTAGTGCGTAAATTAGATCGTAAATATATTCCAGCGGCTATTGCTAAAGCTGCAAGTAGGTGGTATACTACTTACATCAATAAAGTATAACAATAGGGGACTGATAATATGGAAGAAGCAACTTGGGAAGTAACAGAAAACGATAGAATTATAGCTAGGGATGGGGTAGAGTTGCAATTTAGGTCTTTGAACATTGAAGAATTTATCAACAATGAAGTAGAAGTTATTGCATCACTACACGCTCAAACTAGGTTTCTACAGAATACACTTAATAGTATGATAGAGGAGAAAGTTACTTTATGATTGTCGATTTCAAAAACAGTATTGTAGTATTTGATACAGAAGCAGATAATTTACTTCTAAAGGTAAAGAATATGTGGTGTATCTATATTATTGATGTTGAGACAAGGAAGGGTTATCTCTTCCATGACTACCCTGAATTCGATAATGAGGTTGTCACTGATGAAGGAAAAGAGTACACTATCCCTGTTCGTACTGGAACTCTGAAGGAAGGAGCTATATCCTTATACAAAGCTAAAAAGATTATTGCTCATAATATACTTGGGTATGATTTGTTTTTATTGAATATGTTCTTTCCTCAGTTTAAGGTTGACAAAGCTTTACCTAAATGTTGGGACACACTTATTCAATCTAAGGTTCAGCAGTATGACAGGAGACCTGTTAAAGGTTACAAGGGTATTCACGGTTTAGAAGTTTGGGGTGGTAGGCTCGGACATAAGAAACCTAAAGTTACTGATTGGTCATTTATTGATGCTTTCAAACTTCACAGGTGTATTGTGGATGTGGGTATTAACCTTGAAGTTTACCTTAAACTTGAGAAGGACAAAGAGTTAGCTTGGATACACAAGAAGGTTGACTTTACAGAGGGTCTTATTCATGACCATACATACAGGTTTAACGCTACTTATCAAGAGCTTAGAGGTTCTGCCTTTGATTCTGAATCTGCAAGAGATTGTGTGGTTGAACTTGATAAATTTATTGAAGACCTCAATTATGAACTTGAGCCTTTACTTCCTCCAACTATTAAGATAGTATCGCAGAAATGTACTTGGGAGGTTGTAGGTAAAGCTTTAGGTTGGACAAAATGGCCTCAAACTAAGAAAGAGTTTAGAGAACGTCTTGGGGTTGTCAAGGAGTACGATCTAAAACCGGCTGCTAAACCTACTACTAAGTTAACAGTAGCTACAGGGAATTACTCAGCTAAGTTAGCAGAATACTTCGATATAGACCCTAAGAGTGCTAAAACTACTAGGGTGGTTGATGGAGCTTTTAGTAAGGTAGCTTTCATACCCTCTAAGATGACTCAGGTTGAGGTTGTGAAGGATTACCTTCTTAAGTTTTGTGAGTGGGTTCCTACAGAGTATAACTACAAGAAGGATAAAGATGGTAAATTTGAAAGGGACGACAACTACAATCTTATAAAGACTTCTCCAAAGCTTACTGAGGACAGTTATGCTAGTATAAAAGGGGGTATTGGTAAAAGTATTGCAGAGTATAACTCTTACAACCACCGTAGACGCTTCCTTGAGAACAGTAAGGATGATGAAAAAGGTTTATTGAATTTGGTCAGGGAAGATGGTAGAATACCTTGTGGGATAAATGTCTTTGGTACAGCTACAGGGCGTAGTTCTCAATATGGTTGGGTAAATGCTCCCGGCCCCGGTGCTCTATATGGTAAACAGATTCGTAAGTTGATTGTTGCACCAGAAGGGCGTATACTTGTTGGGGCTGATATGAAGTCTGCACAGTTGAGTATTGCAGGGTATTATGCTAGGAACAAAGAGTACCTAGATGCTGTCCTAGATGGTCAAGAGTTTAAACTAGATGACAGTGGTAATGAGGTCATGCACCCAACTACAGGGAAACCTTGGTATGTTGGTGAGTCTGGACACTGTGTTAATGCTAGGGCTTTTGGATTAGTTACTGATGAACAATGGAAAAGAGCTGTAGAAACTCAAGATCAAGAGTTAATTGAGTGGATCGGTACTCAAAGGAAATTATCTAAAGGTGGAAGTTTTGCTACTATCTTTGGGGCATCAGGTAAGAAGGTTGCAACTACGTTAGGTATTCCTGAGAAGAAGGGTAATGCCGCTAGAGAGAAGTTCCTTGGGGATATTGGTCTTGATGAACCTATTGAGATACTTGCCCAAATGACTAAAGAGAAAGTTCATGGTGCAGGAGCTTTCATAGAATTACCTTTTGGGTATTGGGCATGGTGTAAATCACCACACAAATACTTTAACTACTTAGATCAGGGTACAGAAGCTGCTTGTCAGAAGGTAGCAGTTAACTACTTTGAACAGGAGTATAGAGCTAGAGGATTAGATTGTTATAAAATACTTGACGTTCATGATGAATTCATGGTAGAATCTGATCTAGGATGTAAGCATGAGGTAGGAGCATTAATGTGTGAAAGCTACAAGTTTGCTTCTGATGAATGTTTTGAGTGGCACAAAAAGCACAGTAGGTATTTCAAGAATTTAGAATTCCCGTTCAATTTGGATGGTGGCTATAAGTTAGGGAAGAACTATTACGAGGTACATTGATAATAACAACAATTAGGGAGGTTTTATGCAAAGAAAAATGAGTGATAGTTATATGGAGCATATTAAAGATAATCCTGTACAGATATATTGTGTAGAGAAATCAACTAGAGAAATACACATTAATTTAAACACAGAGATTACTGAGCCATATCAGTATGGAGACTTAAACCAAAACTTACGAAGTCTTTCTGGAGAAGACGTAGTTTACTTGCACATTAATTCTCCCGGTGGTAGACTTGACTCTACCTTAGAATTGATACATAACATACAACAATGTAAAGCTGAAGTAGTTGGTTGTCTAGGAGCAGAAGCTAACTCAGCAGGAGGTATGATCTTTTTAGTATGTGATTCTTGGGAGATTCACGATCTTAGTACAATGATGGTTCATATAGCCTCTGGAGGAGCCACTGGAACCCTTCCGAACATGGTTAATAGTACCGACCACCTAAGAGAGTTATCAGCAAGAGTCTTTGAGAAATTCTATAAAGGGTTTTTATCTGATGAAGAAATTGAAGACTTTATGAAGGGAAAACCAGATATGTACCTATTTGCAGAAGAAATTGCAGAAAGATTACAGTATTTACAAGAACACCGTATTGAATTAATAGAAAGAGCACAGGAGGAATTTGAAAATGCAGACGATGAATAAAACTTTAGCACTACAATTACAACAAATCACAGGGATTGACCAGCAGGATGTTTTATCTAGAAAAATCCAATGGGCTAGTCTGTCAACTAGACGTTCTGAATTTCTATCTAATTTAGAGAAGGCTTTACTCCGTGATGGTTTTGTAGTAGGCACTAAAAAACGTAGTAAGGCTTATAGTGATTCTGTAGTAGCTTACGACAAAAAAGTTAATAGTTGAATAGGAGGTATTAATGAATTTAGCTTATAGAGATCATAAAATTATGAAACTACACAATTTAGGGTATAGTAGCCGTAGGATTGCTCTAGAATTGTTTAATAAAGAATCTATGAAGAGTACAGTAAATGATGTTCTTGCACGATATAGGAACAAAGGGTTACTTACCACAAAAGGAGAAGACCTAGCTAAAGTGGATTTAGGAGGCTTTAAGATTGTAACTTCTAAAACTTCTAAAGAGGGTTGCTCTCATATGGTTCTTCCTGACAAACAAGTAAGGGCGGATACCCCTAAAGAGTTCCTTAATTGGATTGGGAAGTACATCGTTGATCGTAAACCTGATGTAATTATTGACCTTGGGGATTTTGCTGACATGGCTTCTTTGAGTTCTTACGATAAAGGTAAGAAATCCGCAGAGGGTAAACGAGTAAATGAAGATATTAAAGGTGCTATAGCTGGTATGAGAGTTATGCTTAAGCCTTTATATGACTTACAACAACAGGAGGTAAAAGATTATGGACGAATCAAGTACAAACCTCGGATGGTTCTTACCCTCGGTAATCATGAGGATCGTATTACCCGACACGTTAATGCAAATCCAGAGCTTGACGGATACCTATCTACCGATAGTTTGCGTTATAGTGACTTTGGTTGGGAAGTAATTCCGTTCCTACAGCCTGAGATTATTAACGGAGTAGGGTATGTCCACTTTGCAGCTAACCCTTTCTCTGGAAAACCTTATGGCGGTAGTGCCTTGAATATACTCCAGAAAGTAGGTACAAGCATGACAGTGGGTCATAAACAAACCTTGGATATTGCAACACGAAATCTTCCTACTACAGGACAACAACAGTGGTTTCTTTGTGCAGGAGCGTGTTATACTCACGATGAACACTATAAAGGCCCACAAGGTAATCATCACTGGCGTGGAGTTATTGTAAAACATAATGTTTGTAATGGTGGCTACTCTCCAATGTTTGTAGACCTAGACTACCTTAAAAAGAAATTCGGTTAATAAAAGGATAAATAATTTATGTCAGAATTTAAGTTACCAAGTAGGTTGTCCCTGTCTGATGTAGCAATGCTGGATGTTTGTGTTGGAGGGTCTTGTGCAGACCTTCCTTTCGAACAGCTTCTAGATATTGCTTATGAGCATGGACTAAACGTTAAACAATCTTATAAGATTGAAAAGGGTCTTCATCGTAACCTACAGAATAAAGTTATTAATGGAGAATATATTATTGCTGAAGAACGTCTTGATGACGCTTGGATCAAATCAGGTAATGCAACTATTGAAGCTATAACAATATGTAGTGGTGATTATGGTATGCGGGATGAATTAAATAGAATGAGAGGGAGGATATAAGAATGAAAAAGAGTCCAGTAAAAACAACAAACATAGCGGTTATAAGTTTCTTATCAGTAGCACTTTTATTTTCAGCAGACCAGACAGGTCGAGAGTGGGATTTAATTGATTCCTTGATTGGTTACATGGATGCAAAAACCCAGCAAATTGAACAAGGAGCTAATAACATTGAGCAGTAAAATAGCATCAGACTTAAAATATTACTCAGATTACTCACAGTACATTGACACAGAGAATAGAGCAGAAAATTGGGATGACTCCGTTGATAGAATCATGGACATGCACCTAGTTAAATATGAAGATAAGATGACACCAGAACTAGAGAAGCTAATGAGCTTCGTATCAAAGTCTTATAAGATTAGAGAGCTTCTAGGTTCACAAAGAGCCTTACAATTTGGTGGAGACCCTATCCTTCAACACCACTCTAAGATTTACAATTGTCTTAGTTCTTTTGCAGACCGTAATAACTTCTTCCAAGAGGCTATGTACTGGTTACTAAGTGGTTGTGGAATTGGTTTTAGTGTACAGTATTGTCACAATGACCTAATACCTAATATTCAACTCAGAACTAAAGGTGTTAAAACTTTTACTCCTGAAGACTCTATTGAGGGTTGGGCAGATTGCTTTGGAGTGCTAAGTAGCTCTTATACTACAGATGATCCTACATTTAAAGAGTATCAGGGTTATCGTATTGACTTTGATCTAAGTAAGATTCGACCAAAAGGAGCTAAGATTTCAGGGGGATTTAAGGCTCCCGGCCCTAATGGTTTACGAGATAGCTTACAGAAGTGTCAGGAGCTTCTAGATAACGCTGTAAAGGACGGTGAAGCTAAGTTTAGACCAATACTAGTCTATGACTTTGTAATGCACATGAGCGATGCTGTGCTGTCTGGTGGGGTGCGTAGAAGTGCAACCATTTGTATCTTCTCACCAACTGACACAGAAATGCTTAATGCTAAAACAGGTAACTGGTTTGTAGATAATCCTCAACGAGGTAGGTCAAATAACTCAGTAGCTCTTGTTAGATCGAAGACTACTAAAGAAGATTTTGAGAGAATCTATAAGTCTGTTAAGGAATTTGGAGAACCCGGTTTCTTGTTTACAGACCACGAAGATTACCTTTATAATCCTTGTGTAGAGATTGGAATGTACCCTCGTACTGAAGATGGTCGTTCAGGTTGGCAAGGTTGTAACTTGACAGAAGGTAACGGGGTAATGTGTACTACTCCTGAAGCTTTCTATCGTATCTGTAAAGCTTCTGCTATTATGGGAACCTTACAAGCTGGTTACACAGACTTTAAGTATGTTGCTAAAGAGTCTAAAGAAATCTTTGAACGTGAAGCTTTGATTGGGTGTTCATTTACAGGTTGGACTAATAATCCTGATGTTATGTTTACTCCTGAAGTACAGCGTAAAGGTGCTGAAATTGTTAAGAAGTGGAATAAAATTGTTGCTGACCTTATAGGTATTAATCAAGCAGCCAGAACCACTTGTACAAAGCCCAGCGGTAATGCTTCAGTTATCTTAGGTAGAGATTTTTCTTGTGCTTCTGGTATTCACGGAGAACATGCTCCACGGTACTTTAGACATATGCAAATGAATAAGGACGATGATGTAGCACAATTGTTTGCTGAGTTCAACCCTGAAGCTGTAGAAGATTCTGTATGGTCTGCTAGTGGGACTGATTGGGTTTTCGCTATACCAGTTGTAGCTAAACCAGATAGCTTGTTTAAGAAAGATTTGCTTGGTGTTAAACAGTTAGAACTTGTTAAACTTACTCAACAGAACTGGGTTGAATTTGGGACTAACGTTGATTTATGTGTGAAGCCCACAGTAAGGCATAACGTATCTAATACTATTCAAGTTGAGGATTGGGAAGAGGTTAGAGAATACTTGTGGGAGAATCGTCATAGCTTTGCTGGTGTAAGTTTGCTATCAGTAAGTGGTGACAAAGACTACAAGCAAGCCCCTTTTGTGGAGGTATTTACTTCACAACAATTACTTGACAAGTATGGTGATGCTTCTTTACTTGCTAGTGGCCTTATCATAGATGGACTACACGCTTTCAATAACGACCTTTGGGATGCTGTAGACGCTGTTATGGGTCTTGGTGACTTCTCTGAAGAGAGCCATGTTAACCTTCTCAAGAAGGATTGGATCAGGAGAGCTAAACAATTCTCTTCTAGATATATGAATGATGATCTAAAATTAACTGGTTATTGTTTGAAAGATGTGTATAATCTTCATAAATGGTTAAAGGTTACTAGAGACCTAGTAGATATTGATTGGACTAAAGCTGATCTTAAACCTAAATACACAGATGTAGATACATTAGGTTCAGTAGCCTGTGCAGGAGGACAATGCGAGTTACCTTGGTAAATATATATATATATAAGTGTTGACAAAGAACCCTATATGAGCGATAGTGGCTTGTATGGGGTTTTTTACTTTTAACAGGAGAAGCTAAATATGAATAGTAAAATAGTATTACTAAATGGCCCAGCAGAGTGTGGTAAGAATAGGGTCACAGCAGCTACCACAAAACTCTTACACACAGTTGATCGACGCTGTAAGGATAAACTCTTTAAGCTTGTTCAGGAATTGTTCTGTGTATCTGAAGAAAGGTTTTGGGAGATTTATAATGATCGTGAGATTAAGGAAACCCCTTTACCCGACTTTATGTTGTCAGGGATTGAGTTGGCACAATTGCAAAGTATTACTGGAATTCCTGTAAATAAAATGTATACTTTGTACAACAACAAAATCTCTATATCTATTAGGGAAGCAATGATTTATGTATCTGAAATTATCTGTAAGCCAGCTTTTGGGGAGGATTATTTCGGGGTTGCTAGAGCTAACACTATACAGGATAATGAATGGGCTATAGATGATTCGTGTGGTTTTGATGATGAAATCAAGCCTACCATTGACAAGCTTGGTCAGGAGAATATATTATTGATCCGTATCAAAGGTAGAGGGGACTTCAATAATGATAGTCGTAGTTTTATTTCTGATGGTATTGTGGATTACACTGTAGACATTTATAACAGTTCTACCGAAGAAGCCTACATGAATTCTATGTTGGAACTAATTACTAATTTTTACACAGGAGTTTAGAATGTTTACTCAAGATGAACTTAAAAAGTTACTAACTTACGATAGAGACTCTGGGGAGTTACGTTGGAATGGGACTAGGCGAGGAGTCATTGGTAGAAATTCAATAGCAGGGGGTGAGTTTGTTGGGAAGGTGAATAAGAAAACATATTACAGGCTTCAAATAAAAGGTTACAACTTTTTTTCTCATAGAGTTATATGGTTTATGGAAACCGGAAATTGGCCCGAAGAAATAGATCACATAAACGGGGATGGTACGGATAATAGTTGGGGAAATTTAAGGGAAGTTTCTAGGAAAGAAAACCTCAGAAATAAGAAGCTTTATACGGTCAATTCTAGTGGAGTTTCTGGAGTATGCTTTAACAATCTTATCTGTAAATGGAGAGCGTATATACAAGTTTTAGGTAAGCAAAAACATCTTGGACTCTTTGTTAATAAAGAGGACGCTGTTACTGCTAGGAGGATTGCAGAAATTAAATACGGCTACCATGTAAATCATGGACAGGATAGACCTTTATGATGTACCTTACGGCTTTTTGTTTATCGTTTATCTCTATATTTATGAAAGGGTTCTGTCAACAGAATATGATCCACCGCAGAAGAGGACTTATGCTCCCATCTAGTTGGGTATTGTCTATAGCAGAATTATTCATAGCCGGAATATTTGTAACTAACTTCTTGACAGCAACTTTATTGGGGAGTATTATCCTTGCATTGGTTATCGGAACCGGAGGAGGTTTAGGTTGTATATGTAGCCTTGACGCTCACGATTGGGTAACTAAGAAGATTTATAAATGGCATCTTAAATAGGGGGAAATTATTATGTGGGGTATTACTATAGCAATAGTGTTCATAATTTTAGTTGTTTGGGGTTGTATTAAATAATAAATAAGGAGATATTATTTTATGTCAAGAAAAAACCGAGGTCAGAGAAATACTCGTAAAGAAAAGAAAGAAAGCGAAACGGTATATTCCCCTACAGAGAAATTTGTAGTTAAATACAAAAGGGATGTACCGCCAATTAAACCTATGAATAAAAAGCAGGAAGATTATATGTATTCAATTAATTGCAATCCCTTGACAATTGCAACTGGATATGCTGGTACTTCCAAAACGTACTTACCAACAGCTATAGCTTGTGATATGTTGAAGTTAGGAAGTATTGAGAAAATTATCTTGACAAGACCTAATGTGTCTGAGAGTAAAAGTTTGGGGTTTTTCTCTGGAGATTTAAACTCTAAGATGAAAAATTGGTTACTTCCTGTCCTAGATGTTATGGTTGAACGATTAGGAACTGGTATGGTAGACTACTGCATTGGAAAAGGACAGATTGAGTTTGTACCAATGGAAGTTATTAAAGGACGATCATTCAATAATTCCTTTGTAATTGCTGATGAAGCAGAAGACCTTACATATCAAGAGGTTAAGAAGGTTATCACTCGTTTGGGGCTAGATTCTAAATTGGTTCTTGCAGGAGATATCACTCAGAAAGACCTTAGAGGTAAAAGTGGGTTAGCTATTGCACTTAATATGGCTAAAAGTAATGAAAACTTAGGCTGTGGATGGGTTGACTTTAATGAGCCATATGATATAGTGCGTTCTGAAACGGTCAAGAAGTGGATTCTTGGATTTAATAAATATGAGAGGGGTGATTGATATGAAATTAGGTGTACATAAGTGTCATCCAGATGCAAAGATGCCCTTCTATGCAACAGAGGGTTCAGCTTGTTTCGATATTGCTGTAGTCCTTGATACAGATGTTGCTGTAATGGAACCCGGACAAACCGTGGTGTTTGGTACAGGGCTTAAGCTGGACATTCCAAAGGGTTATCAACTAAAGCTCCACGTTCGATCCAGTACAGGGATTAAGAAGAGTCTTATGCTGGCTAATGTCACTGGTATTATTGATAGTGACTATGTAGAAGAACTTAAAGTGGCTCTGTATAATCGTAGTGGAGGTGATGTACACGTTATCTCTGGTGCTGTATTAGCTCAAGCAGAGCTACAACCTGTGATTCAGTGTGATTTTGAGGAGCTTGAGTATGCTCCTTTACAGAAGACTTCTCGTAATGGGGGGATTGGTTCTACAGATACTGAAGAAAACCCTTGGAATATCAATACAGGAGTTCAACCTGTTAAAGATAACCAGATTGTTGAAGTTGTTTTTGCTAATGGAGATATTGCTAAGAATCTTACAGCTTTAAATTGGTATTGGGGTGCTGATGTTGTTCTTGATGATAAGATTGTTAAGTGGAGGTGTCCAAAGTGAATAACCACAGTACTAATATACTCTACATGGATTTAGCTAAAAGAGTTGCACAAGAATCTTACTGTGTACGTCAGAAGGTTGGTGCAGTTATCGTTACTGAATCTGGTGGATTATATTTAGGCTTTAATGGTACACCTTCTGGATATGCTAATGTTTGTGAGTTGCCAGATGGAACCACAGACCCTATGGTTATTCATGCAGAAGAGAATGCTTTAGCTAAGATGTTAAGAGAGGGGGTATCAGCTAATGGGTCTGTAGTTTATATAACATTAAGCCCTTGCAATGAGTGTACGAAGATGCTACACTCCATAGGAGTAAGGGATATATACTATGGTTCTGCATATAAATATACAAGTCACTTTGACAACTATATAAACCTTGGTATGAAATTTCACTGGATGGGAGAATAAATATGGCAGATTATGATATTAGACAAGATGATGGAAGTGTAATTGATAAGATTATCTTTGCAGACGGTAACGAGTCTGGTGCTACTTACATTAGATTAGACTCTGACGGAGATATAGAGCTTAATGATAGCTATATTAAATCTTCAGATTTAACACTCTATATCAAAGCCTTACAAAAGGCTCAATCTCTTGGGTGGGGGACATAAATATGATTATAGAATTATCAGATGAATTTAGAATTGATAGAGATAAGTATAACCACACTCTAGAAGTCTATAAAGAAGTTACAAACAATAAAACCAAAGAAGTTAATATAAAATGGGTTATTGTTGGTCATTATGCAACTTTAGAGCAGTGTATTAATTCTGCTTCTAGTTATAAGGTACTCAATGAGAACACTCAATTGAAATTTGAAGAGTATTTGAAACTACTTAATGTACATAATGAAGTCTTCTATAAGAAGGTTAGTGTATGATTTCAGCTAAGATTATAGCGGATTCTATTAGTGAATATGGAGACCGAATAACTACATTTGAGTTAGAATACCCACGTTTTATTCATGGTGAGTTGATGACACATAGGTTGTTCAGTCGTAATGCTGCATCAAGTAGAGCTATCCCAATTAATAAGATGATGGATCAGGTCTTGACAGCACCAGCTATGCCTGTAGAATGGGGTCTTAATAAGTCTGGTATGCAAGCAGAGGAGAAGCATAAGTCTACTTCAACCTGTGAATGGGCTTGGAAACAGGCTGCTGAAAGGGCAGTTGTGAGTGCTAGAGAACTACAAGGCTTAGGTCTACACAAGCAGATTGTCAATCGTGTACTGGAACCCTTCCAGCTAATGAAGACGATTGTTACAGCTACTGAGTTTGATAACTTCTGGTGGTTACGTTGTCACCCTGCTGCACAACCTGAGATTCATGTACTTGCAGATAAGATGTATGAGTTATATACTCAAAACGAACCTAATATTCTTAAGCCGGGAGAATGGCATGTACCTTATGTTTCTGTCGAGTGGTGTGCTGGGGGTTCAGGGATTATATACGGCAGGGAGGGACTAACAAGCTTAACACTAGAGGAAGCCCAAAAGATTTCAGCTTCATGTTGCGCTCAAGTATCGTATCGTTTACTGGATTGGTCATTAACTAAAGCTGTTAAGATTTTTGATATGCTAGTTACCATGACACCAGTACATGCGAGTCCTTTTGAACATATTGCTACACCAATGCACTTTATAAGTGTGTACCGTATGCTTGATCGTGATATGGGGCAAGATGGAGAGGTTTGGGAAAGAGGGATTACTCACTTAGGTAAGTCTGGATATTTTTGGAGCGGGAATTTAAAAGGCTTCATTCAATACAGACAATTGCTTGACAACAATACCTGTTGGAAGTACAGTTAAGGACTAAATCGAATTTTAGTTAAGGACTAAATCGAATTTTAGTTAAGGACTAAAAGGGATTTTAGTTAAGGACTAAAAGGGATTTTAGTTAAGGACTAAAAGGGATTTTAGTTAAGGACTAAAAGGGATTTTAGTTAAGGACTAAAAGGGATTTTAGTTAAGGACTAAATAGAAATAAGTCTACAAGGATACTATGTAGGTTTATAAAATTAAGTCTACCAAAATTGGGAGAGAAATATGAACCACCCACAAGTCTCCCCAACGTAAGCTAAGTTGATATTGGAGATAATCTATCACACATATGTAGTGAATGCAAACTGATTATAGGAGGTTAAAATGAAGGTTGAAAGTAAAGAGGTAAGAGTACCCGTGGAGGTATTAACAGAGTTTTTCCTGAATCACGGAGAACCTCATAAAACAAATATAGAGTATCAAATTTTTGTTAACCCTTTAGAAGATGATCGTCAAGTGACAGTTAAAGAAATATTCATTAATAGTGATGGTGAGTCTGAAGAAGATATCATACTTTGTATTCCTGTTGCTTGTGTTGAGGTGTTTACAAATGTTCTCCTAAAGTATGCAAGAAATGAAACACCTAAAGATTTTGCACTAGAAAGGGAAACAAAAGAAATGTTAATCAGTAATAAGGTATACTGTTTCGGTTGTATAGAATCTTTTATACCAGAGGAGGAATACTGATGGAAGAACTAGATATAAATAAACGCCATGAGGAATTTATACTTGATGTAATTAATTCTTCAAAAGTAAAAAAAGTAACTTGCAAAATAATAGGGGAGCATACCCCTAAAATTGAAGGTTTTAGAAAGACTAAAATTGTTATTGCAGGGGTAGTGTTCTTTGTGGTATCATTTGAAGATATAACAGATTTTTATACTGAGGATGCTTTACAATAAACATATAAAGGAGTTATAAAGTATGTCACCAAATGAATTCCTAGAAAAACACGAAGAAGTTATAGCTGCTGTAGAGGCACGTTGTAAAGCTGACGGTGTAGACTGTAGGGTGATTGATAAGGTTAGAGCAAGTAATTACAGAGAAACGTGGTTTATCATTGACATGGAAATTTATAAAGTGTTTAATAATGGTCAAACAACTAACCATGAATACCTTGGAGTATACTCAAATGGACAACACTACTAAAAAGAAAGATAGGAACTTTGTACATAAGCACATGGAACGTTTTAACAAACCAAAAACCCATAAGGACAATAAGAACGATTACAAACGTAAACCTAAACATAAGGAAATAGAGGAGGAGTGATGTTACAAGCACTAACAACATGGATAAACACAGACAATTTTAAATTAGTATTTTACTCTATTGAGTTTATAACAATGTCTGCAATTATAACTAACGCAATACACCAGTGGTAACTTTTAAGATATAATAATAATAATGAAAATAAAGGTTGATTAGCTCTACAGGTTGTATATAATAGCTACAACTTAAACAAACGAGAGGCTTTAAAACATGATCCCGAATCAAACAGGTGTTCAAGCAGTAGTATCCGGTAACATGGAAACTGCACAGGCTAAAATTAAAATGAGCAGTCATATGGTTGACCTTCTTTCTAGTCGTGTTTACACAGATAAGATTTCTGCTGTTATTCGTGAGTTATCCTGTAATGCTTGTGATGCACAGGTTGCAGCTAACGTAACTACACCCATTGAAGTTCACTTACCCACTCGTTTTGAGCCTTACTTTGAGGTTAAAGATAACGGTACTGGTTTGTGCCATGAAGATGTTATGGATTTGTATGTAACATATGGTGCTTCTACTAAGCAAGAATCTAATGATGCTGTAGGTTTCATGGGTATTGGTTCTAAGTCTCCATTCAGTTATGTAGATGCCTTCACAACAACATCTAACTTCAAGGGTGTTAAACGTGTGTACAGTGTGTATAAGAACAAGGGTATTCCAGAGGTAGTATTGCTTTCTACAGAAGACACTACTGAATCTAACGGTTTAGCAGTTAAAGTTTCTGTCAAAGAAGGAGATATCTATAACTTTGAAGTTAGTGCTAGGAAAATTTACTTCTTCTTTAACGTAGCACCTACTTGTAACTTTACTCTTGATTCTCTCAAAGATAAGATTGATGTAGACACTAGTGAGTTTTCTACATACCCTAATGATTACAGTTCAGAAATTAAAGCTGTTATGGGTCAAGTTGCATATGCAGTACCTGACAGTGACTCCCTTCGGAAACTGCAAACATTAGTTAAGAAGCGTAACCTTGTTATCAAGTTTAACATCGGTGAGGTACAACCCGCAGCCAGTAGAGAACATCTGTCTAATGATGAAAATACAAGCAAGAACCTTGAAGCTAAACTGGACAGAATATATACAGTTTATAAACAAGAGATTCTAGATAAATCTCAAGAGTTTGATACAGTACGAGAAGCTTATGCGTATCTTACAAACGCTCTTGGTTCAAACAAAGCTAACCTTGAGCTAAATTATGGTGGTAAAAGTTATGAAGATTGGAACAAAAGTATTGAAACTGCTATTGATTCTATCAATAATACTTTTACAGGTACAATGTACGAGAGGGATTCTGGTTGGGGAAGTAAATCTTGCAATATGAATACAGTTATTTATGCACCTAGCTTAATACTAGGAAGTCATACCAATAATATTTCCTTCTTAATTAAAGACCTTAAATCCGGTGGGGTTGGAGCTTACAAAAGTGCAATGCCGAAAGGTACTAGTGGGTTTGTTGTTGACAATCGGAAAGAAGCAGAAGATATTTGTAAGCAGTTGATTTTTAATGTTAATAGTGTTACCTTCTATAAAGCTTCTGAGATTCATAAACCAATTAAGTCAGTTAAAAGTAACCCTGTTATTAAAGTTATTAAGAAGCAGGAAGGTGGTAGAGCTTATACTTCTACGCTAGAGATTGACCTTAAGAGTATAAACAAAATAGCTGTGTATGTTTCTGCTAATAGAAACGGTTACAATGACCATAACGGGAATTACCACAGTAACTTACATGATGTATTTTCCCTTGTTACTGCTGGTATATACTCTTCTATATTTGTTGTACCTAAATCAGTGTTGAAGAAAATCCACAATGTTAACCTACGAGAGCTTTCACCAAAGCTTACTGAAAGCAAGGTAACTAAAGCAATGATCCGTAATAAAGCTTTAGGAAGGTTTAACACTTATAAGCTTGACAAAGAGTTGTATCGAGTGTTTAGCTCCTCAGAAGAAATTACACCACAATACAAAAGGGTTAATAGGGAAGCTAGTATTAGGTATGATAGAACTTTAGATGTACAATGTGATAGAATTATGGAATTTGTTACTTTTCACTCTAAAACTCAGAAGTTGATTAACAGGGTTTGTGGGTATACTGGTAACTTAGCTTCTGTTAAGGATAAACTTACTAACAAGTATAAGTTTTTGGAAAACTTTTCAACTACTGATACAGAATCTATAAAGTATGTTAAGTGTTTAGTTAAAGCACAAGATTCAGGTGAATTTAATACTTGACACAAGGTTTAACAACAAGTAATATAACTTTAAATTAATTGAGAGGATATAAATATGAGTACAAATAATGTTGGTTGTTTAAGTGAAGCCCAAAAAGAAGATATCTATGCTCTGTGGGAAGAGGGCGGTGTAACTAAAACACATCTAGCAGCTCAGTTTGATGTTTCTACACGAACCATTGGTAGGGTTATTGATTCTTTTGAAGAGGAAGAAGAATATTCGAACTCTGAAGAAGTCGAATCAGAGCTTTACGATCCACTTAAACTCAATTGTAAAGCACTTGGGTATAAGGTGGGTGACTTGTTTAAATACAAAGAGGGTATAGATGAATATGATATGACTTTTGAACCTGATTCTATTCTTTCATTATCTAGTGATGATGGTTCTATCCTCCCTTTGTTTGTAGAGGAGGGTTATCCTACGGAGATGGAACACTATGAGTACCTGAGCTTTGTAACCCCTTGTGAAGAAGTTCTTGAAGACACAAATGAAACCTTTTGTGAAGATGCTGAATACCAGTTTGAGGAATATGTTGAAGTAACTAATTTAGGTCATGTGTACACTAATTACAATGCTCTCGCTGATAAGCTTAATTTGAAAGGCTTTAAATCTGGTGAAAAACCAACAAAAGGGGGAGTTTATGTTGTACTCGCGGCAACTCCACACCCTGATACAGGGTTAATTGTATACGTTATTGAGTCCTTGTCAGGAGAACAGTATATGATTTCGGGGAATGGTTTATCTTCTCATAAAGGAACAGAAGGGAAATATACTTTAATCCCCGGCAGTATTATCGTAATTCAGTATAAAGGTGAGGTATACACTGTAGATGCTTCTCATGGTTCCTTTGATGCAATCGTAAACTATTGTAGTCAAGGTTGGTATGATTCTGCTGTAAACTTAGCTCAACCTATCAAGGCTATCACAGAGTTCACCAAAGGCGATGTAACAGTCTCTAACGGTCATGTGATGTATATGGGTGATGAAGTTAATGATGGACTAGCTCTGGCTATCTTACGTCTTATGGAAGAAGGTGACGAAGGATTTAAGAAGCTTGTAGCTTTCTTGGGTAAAGTTAAAAAGAACCCTTCTTATAAGTCTCGTATGGAATTGTTTGGGTTTATTAAGGCTGCTGACATTGAGATTACCGACTCTGGTGACTTGATTTGTTGGAAAGGTATTAAGGATGATTGGACAGACTGTTATTCAGGTTCTATTGATAACTCAATTGGTGCTATCGTTACAATGGAACGTACAGACGTTAACGATGACTCTAACCAAACCTGTAGTGCTGGGCTACACTGTTGTGCTAAGAGCTACTTAGATTCCTTCTATGGATCACGAGTGGTCAAGGTGTTGGTTAACCCTGAAGACGTTGTATCAATTCCCACAGACTACAATGATGCTAAGATGCGAACCTGTAAGTATGTAGTTATTGAGGAAGTTACAGAGCTTTAAATAATATGAGAAAACGGGTTGACATAGGGCAGGGAAGCCCCTATCATTGCCTTATTGAAATCAAACGAGAGGAATTAATATGTTAGATAAAGCTGTTGTACTAGAGAGAGCAATCCGTTGGAGAGCAATAGCAATGGTAGCCGTCCTCAACAAAGAGAGTGGAGCTGGAGATACAGCCTTCGCAAATGGAAGTGCTTATATTGATGTTCTTAACGTACCTTGGAATAAACAAGAGGGAGTCTTGACAAGAGAAAGTATTCAACTGTATGCTGATGGGCTAGCAACTAAGTTTATACTTGAAAGTGGAAATAACTTGATGCAATTTCTAGATGATAATGTTAAACTTGAAGTCCTAGAGATTGTTACACAATAAATAACAAGGATACGCTGTGTTGAAATCTGGATAAGCTGTAGTCCAGAGCGTGAGAGCACATACAGTGCCTAATTAAGGGCTGGAAGCTTAACAGGTTATAAGCAGTCCCCTCATAAGGGAAAGATAGGGAGTTCAAGTCTCTCACGGCCCACCAAATTTAAGGAGAAAGATTGATGACTAGAATTAATTTAATTGATCCAGAAGAACTTCACGACCAGCATCTTGTAGCGGAATATCGTGAGTTATTCATGGTGGGTTCTTCTTTACAAAGATCGCTTAAATCACCAAATTGGAACTTGGCAAAAATTCCAAAATCCTTCACGCTCAATAAAGGTCACGTTTCTTTCTTTTACGACAAAGGTCGATATCTGTCTAAGAGGTATAAACTCTTGATTAAGGAGATGAAAAATAGAGGCATGAATCCCGATCCAGATAGAGTATTTAAACGTGAACAATGGCCCGATGAATTTTATCTAGATTGGGTTGCGTCCGACCACGATAAAGATATCATTCGTGAGAGGATACAAGAGAAAATTGATATGAAACCTAACTGGTATAAAAAAACGGTGGTTACGAGTATGGCTACAATTTAATGGAGTACCTTGTAATGGACAGTAAGATAGCTTTTGTATTTCCCGGTCAAGGTTCACAGAAGATAGGGATGCTATCAGCGTTAGCAGAGAAGTTTGATATAGTAACTTCTACCTTTGCAGATGCGTCAGATGTTTTAGGGTATGACCTTTGGGATTTAGCTCAAAACGGTACTCAAGAAGACATTACTAAGACTGAGTATACTCAACCCTTACTACTTACAGTTAGCGTAGTAATGTGGAGAGTTTGGATTCAAGAGGGAGGTACAAAACCCGCTTTCATGTTAGGTCATAGTATGGGAGAATGGTCTGCTCTAGTTTGTGCCGGTGTGGTTGAATTTAAGGATGCTGTTCGTCTAGTGCGTAATCGTGGTGCTTATATGCAGGAAATTGGGGAAGGTGCTATGGCTGCTGTTATTGGTTTAGACAGTGATACAGTTAAGTCTATTTGTGCTGATGCTTGCCAAGGTGAAGAAGTTACTGCTGTAAATTTTAATTCTCCCGGTCAGGTAGTTATTGCAGGAAAATATTTAGCTGTAGAAAGGGCTATTAAGGGTTGTAAAGAAGCTGGAGCTAAACGTATTTTTCATTTACCCGTAAGTGCTCCATTTCATACAAACCTTATGCAACCAGTAGCAGATAGATTAACAGTGGACATTATGAGTACAAAGTTTTATAATCCAGAAATACCAGTTGTACACAATGTCAACGCCCAAACTGAGGATGACCCTGAACGCATCAAACAGTTGATGATAGAACAAATATGTAGTCCTGTTCTTTGGGTTGACTGTGTGAAGACATTAACTTATAATGGTGTTACCTCCATAGTTGAATGTGGTGCTGGAAGGGTACTTAGTAGGCTTTGTAAACGTATTGATAGTACGTTAGAGATATACCAAATTAAGGGAGTATAGTGTAAGGGATTAACACAGGGGTCTTCTAAACCCTTAATCTAGGTTCGAATCCTAGTATTCCCGCCAAACAAATAAAGCTTGACATAAACATTTAACTTAGTTAATATACTCAAACGTTAAACAAATAGAGGTATTAAGAATGTACGGAAATGATTACAACAGTAACTTCGGAACATTTTTCATCATATCCATTATTATCTTGATGATATTAAGTGGGTTAAGTTATAGGGCAGAAGCGTATTGTAAGCCTGTAGAGGCTCTTAGTGATAAACAGGTACAAACACTCTACCAATCCTATAACTACGGTGTAAGGTATGATATGGGGCTTACACTGGCAGCTATAGCTTGGAAGGAGTCTAACGCTGGTCTTTACCCTATTAATATTAGTGATCCCTCTTTTGGAGTACACCATATCCTTTTGACAACAGCCATGAAACGTTCTAATACAAAAGACACCAGTTATCACAAGAATATGTTAGCTTCAAGTTTATTAGCTCATGATGTTAGTGCTTCTTATGCCATTAAAGAAATTAAATATTGGTTTAAATATCATAAAGGTGATTGGTTTAAGGTTTGGTCTTCATATAATGCTGGATTTAATATAAAAGCTGGTGTAAAGTATGCTGAGAGTATACAAAAGAAAGTTAATCTTATTAAAAGATGTCTAATAGCAGGAGGTTAATCATGAAGTTCATTATAAGGTTTATTGATTATATAAGAATTAAGTGGACAATCAGAAAAATTAGAGCTAAGTTGGTAACTATATCTAAAGCTAATAGGGAGACCTCTGAAGATGATGCAGTTCAACGATGACATAGAAGCAGAAGAACACCTTATATCTTGTGGGTTTACTAAGAAACAAGATAAGAAAGAAAATAAAAAGAAAAGATTGTTATTCAAAGATAACATGGGTAATATTATGGAAATCAGAAAGGGACAAGTGTTTTTTGATATTAAACTTTAAAACTAGGAGCACCATTATGAAAGTTGTAGACTTTAAGACACAGAAACAAACAACATTTGCAACTAGGCACAAAGAACATATTAGTCGGAAGACTAAGAAAGCTGCTAAAGAGCTTCGTACTTACCGTAAGAATAGGCACGAGTGGTGGAATCTCTATATAGACTAGCGGGGGGTATTATATGTACTACAAAGAAGCAACAATAGTAATTGATGAATTTGATGGAGTAGACCTAAAGGTTTTCCAAGAGTATCCTATGGGGTCTGGTAATGTGTCCTTATACATTGATGGGGGAAAGTATACAAGTGGTTATGAGAACGTTCTACGAGGTCTAGAGCACTGTTACCTAATATACTTGATGATGAATGGAACACAGATGCCTATACCAGCTAAAGCTTTCCTTGATAAACACATTAAGGATGCACTAGATTCATCAGATATTAATTATCTTAAAAATAAAGCTTGCATTAAATAACCAAAGGTCTATACTGTGTATACAAACTTAAAGAGAGAAGGGAATTGTTTCGGTTCCCTTAACAATAGAGGAAGATATTATGAGTAACCAAGATAAAGTATCAGTAAAACGTAACTTAATCAAAGACTTAGTAGAAAGCACTAAGGGTCGTACTTTCCAAGTAACACACTTTCGTAAGACTCCAAAGCTTAATAAGGCTACTGGTGAGATGGAAACTATGTCTACTATGGACTGTCGTACAGGCGTTACAAAGCACCTTAAAGGTGGCGAGAGCACCATCAAGCATGTAGAAGACCTTATCGGTGTTTGTAAGATGGAGCGTAATGCTCTTGGTCGATTTGAAGAAGGCCAGTACCGCTCATTTAGTGCTGATCTTGTTACAGAGGTTAAGTTCCAAGGTGTTACTTACAATTTTTCAGAGTAAACATAATGGAATCTACTATATTGTCTAAAGAGCAAATGTATGCTCTGAGAATTGGAGGGTTAGTGTTTGTGAATTCCCTTGAAGAATCTAAAGAGGTTGAAAGGTTAACCTCTATCGGGGGAACTCGCAGAACTGCACAAATGACTAATGATGAATTTAATCGCTTGGAGAGGAAATAAACATGGCTACAGTATGCCCTATAAAGAAAGAAGATGGCTCTGCAAACCTAGATTACACTGTAACAGATGATTACTTGTTATCAGAGCACAGTTATGGAGCTAATTATAAAAACACTTGTATTGTAAAGTGTGCTAGGCTTGAGGACGCTGTTAATTTTCTAAAAGTGTTGTATACTCAACACGAGAATGTTATTACTTTAAACATTAAAGAGGGGTAATATTATGGAGACAACTATATATTGGGCACAACAGCTTATAAGCCTTCAGGAGGACTTTAAACATAAGAATTATGATACCTCTTTGGGGTTTGCTGAGGTCTGTTGTAGGGCAGCTCTAGGGGCTGCTAAAGGTGGTCATGAAAGTATATCTGAAGAAATATTAGACCTTAGGGATTTAGCTTTGAAAGAACACCAAGTAAGGAGTATATAGTTATGATTATAGAATGTCATTGGTGCGAAAGACCTATTCTTCCTACGGTGGAGGCTTGATTAGTAAAGGGACAATTACAGCGTTAAAACGTTTGCAACCCTAAAGGAATGGAAAAGCTTGTTATAGGTATGTGTGGCATCTTGAGGAAATTTGATATGGGACTAAAACGAATTTTAGTTTAGGACTAAAACGAATTTTAGTTTAGGACTAAAACGAATTTTAGTTTAGGACTAAAACGAATTTTAGTTTAGGACCAAATCGAATTTTAGTTTAGGACCAAATCGAATTTTAGTTTAGGACCAAATCGAATTTTAGTTTAGGACCAAATCGAATTTTAGTTTAGGACCAAATCGAATTTTAGTTTAGGAGGGCTTACCCTGACAAACTTAAAAACTGTATGCACCAAAACAGTGCGTAGCTAATGATAATGATTATCACTCGCTGTGGATAACTTGTGGCAAGGATAACCTGTGGATAACTCATTTGTCAAGTGTATAGAAAAATAAAGTTATACCCTTGAATGATAATCAATCGCATTACCCAAAAGTCGCCCGCTCTCCCTCCGGGGTCGTTCGATAACTTATTATAACTTATTAAAAAACAAAAAACAACCCTTTATTTCATTTATTTTTATTTTATTTCAATAATACACTAAAAAACCCTGTAAGGCCCAGAATCCCTTTCTAAGCTATTTAAGCCTTAAGTGATACAATCGCATTACCCATACCCGTGGAATGGCTTAGATCGCATTCTATGAGGTCAAATATACCGAATATTTGTTAAAGCTTGGCATGATAAGTGCATATGGTCAAGAGTGGGTCGTTAATCCATTATATCAAAAAATTAAACAAAAAACAACCCATAAATAAAAATAAATTAAATTATATAAAAGCTTGACGTTTTCTATAGAGTTGATATAATGACTACACACACAAACAAAAGAGAGCGTTTAAAATGGCAAACTGGCATACCGAAACAATGGCAAAAATGAAAAACCTTTCTATTGAATCATTATATTACATTTATGATGATGCAAACAAAGCTGCCGAAATAGGCGAGAAAATAGGGAATCCAAAATCAGGACAATACCGGGATGAAGCCCATTATGCCGCAATGGAAATAAAGGCCCGGAAATAAACCTAAAATAAACCTTGCAAAGGATTGTGAGGTTGATACAATGACTACACACACACAAAAGAGAGCATTTAAAATGTTAATTTTCAACTATCCGAGTAAAAAAGTTTTAAAAGAAAATGTCGGTCAACCTCTTGACTTTATAGAAACTAGCATTTTTGGAAATGAATACTTGACAGACGGATTTTTAACTGGTGCGAATCGCCCGCATATAACTGGAATAGGTCGTGAGTTTTTTGCGAATGTTACAATGGAAAACGGGCTAATTAAATCGGTAAAATAAACCTAAAATAAACCTTGCAAAGGATTGTGAGGTTGATATAATGACTACACACACACAAAAGAGAGCGTTTAAAATGAAAATGAGAGCCACACACCAAAAAACCGGGCAAGTTTTATACTTTCAAAAAGAAAACAGTGAACTTGCTTTTCCAGCTTTTCGTAAATTTCTAGAGTCTAATTTTCCAGAAATTGATTCTGTAAAAAGCTTGACAATGGCAAACAATTTTAGAGTCTATTCTGTAGTTAAAAATTATGGTCGGAGCTGGTAAAATGAAAAAGCACTTGACAATGACAGGTATCAATGCTGGAAAAACTTATTGCTCAGAAGAGAGAAATTCTCTTGACAGGTATTGCCATTTACCGTATGTAGCAAAACCTTTGATTTGGGCTAAAATAAATATAACTTGCAAAGGTTGTATTGATATGTTAGAAAGCACCTATGAAGAAGAACAGCTTGAATTGTTTTAAATAAACCTAAAATAAACCTTGCAAAGGATTGTGAGGGTTGCTATAATGACTACACACAAAGCGAATCGAAACGGTTCGTTTCAATACACACAAAAGAGAGTAAAAAAAATGTTAACTTCTACCAGTTTACAACACAAAAAAGTTAAATTAAATATTATTCGCGCTATGCATAAATCAATGAATCAAAACGTAGCGCATGTAAGAAACAAAAAAGGCGAGGCATTTATTGCGGTACGATACGACCACACAAACGATTCTTTTGAGTTTACAAATAGAGCTGGTAAAAATTTAGCTAATATGATTGGGACAGCTTATATTATCAAAAGCTATGACGAAAAAATAGCAAGTGTTTTTTATCCAGAATACAAACCTTGCCGATTGAAAAGAACATATGACATTTTCTAAAATAAACTAAAAAAGCCCTTGCAATAATTGTAAGGGTTGCTATAATGACTACACACAAACCCAAAAGAGAATTTAAAAATGGAAATTGTAAAAATTATTAAAAGCGTAAAAACCTTAAAACCGAAAATGACTACCACCGATAAAAAAGCCATTAAGGAATTTAGAAATATCCGAAAAAATAGGCATAATAAATGGTTGACAATAGACTAAATTTTATTGTAAAATATAAGTAACAAATTAAATTTTTCTTAAAAAGGTAAAAATTATGAAATACTTTTTGTATGTAATTCTAGCAAGTGTAATATTCGCCTCTTTGATCGGCTGTGAAAATGGTGGAAGAGTCTCACATACTTACAAAGTGTGCCATATCCCACCGGGAGAAAAACTTGACGTTTGCAATTACCACGTTTACGAAGAAATACTTTAAACTAAAAATAAACTAAAAATAAACCTTGCAATAATTGTAAGGGTTGCTATAATGACTACACACAAAGCGAATCGAAACGGTTCGTTTCAATACACACAAAAGAGAGCGTTTAAAATGTCAAAATCTCAAAATGTCAAACCTATTAAAATTTCAGGTTGTTATAGTGGAGCGGGTAAAAAATTCAATAAATTCGCTATAAGCTTAAAAGGTAATTCAAAAACAAATTGTCCTACCACCACAAGCGAAAAAGACACTTGCCCGGATACTTGCCCATTAAAAGACTCGGGTTGTTATGCGAAATATAGCTTTTTGGGTAATTACTGGAAAAAATTATCTAATGGCGAGGTGAAAAACTCATTTGATTTTGCGGGTTTAATTAGTGCTATTCGCAAACTTCCAAAGGGCGCAATCTGGCGACATAATCAAGCCGGTGATTTGGTACACAATAGCGGCATAATCGACGTTAAAAGCCTGACATCTATTGTTAAAGCAAACAAAGGAAAAAGAGGTTTCACTTATACGCACCATTTAGCAACTCCGGAAAACGCTCTGACGGTCGATCTAAGCAACGAAAAAGGTTTTACAGTCAATTGGTCCAGTAATAACTTAGAAGAGGCTGACGACCTGTTTAATCGCGAAATAGGGCCAGTGGTAACACTATTACCTGTTGGGGCTGATAAAGTAACAATGACACCACTAGGGAATAAGGTTGTAAAATGTCCGGCTGATAAAGCTAAAAATATCACCTGTGCTAGTTGTCAATTATGCGCGATACCTGACAGGGATTATATTATCGGTTTTGAAGCCCACGGATCAGCAAAAAAGAAAGTGAGTTTAATTGCAGCAAAGGAAATAACTGTATAACGTTATATAGAACGTTTTAAGGGGTTTTGTGGTTAACTGATACAATCACAAAGCCCCTTGGGTTTTAACAGCTTAGAAGCAAAATTTAGCCTCTTAAATGGGGCTTTTTGGTGTCTGTGTTCCCCACTTTGGTAGGTATGTTTAGGTTCTAGGGGGTTAGCCATTTCAAGCCCCAATTGCTTTCTAAGCCTATCCAAATTTTCCCCTTATGATTCTACCTATTACCCTACAAAGTGCTTTAAATCGCATTCTACGAGGTCTAAAGTTGGCATGATTCTTGCAACACACAAACCCTTATAAGGCCCAAATAACCCTGCAAATATCGTGCCAAGTTTTGTGAGTTTCTATGGAAGATTATGTGAGTTTCTATGGAAGATTATGTGAGTTTCTATGCAAATATCGTGCCAAGTTTTTATAAGGGTTTTATGGGGGTTTTTGGCACACTTATTGCATATGCAAATTCCATGCCAAGTTTTTATAAGGGTTTTATGGGGGTTTTTGGCACACTTATTGCATATGCAAATTCCATGCCAAGTTTTTATAAGGGTTTTTGGCACACTTATTGCATATGCAAATTCCATGCCAAGTTTTTATAAGGGTTTTTGGCACACTTATTGCATATGCAAATTCCATGCCAAGTCAAATCTTATCCAGCTCCGGTGTCTTGAATTTCGGTCTCTTACGTTCCCGCTGATGTGTCTATTATAACCCCATTCAATAACAAAAAACAACCCCTTATATGAAATAAATAAAAATAAATAAATGCAAATAAATGCAAATAAACCCTTGCAAAGCTTTTAAAAGTTGTTATAATGACTATACACACAAACAAAGAGAGTATAAGAAAATGACTAAAATCGAGATGCGTTTAAATGGTTACATTTACACTCAGGCCGCTATATTACGAGAAAGTGCAGGAGACGTTAATTTACAGTCTCTTACAGAATTGACGGCATCCTATATTGCCTACATGCGTAAAGCCGGCGCTACAGTAGAAGAGGTCAATCGGTCATGGGTAAGAACCTGCGATATGTTCAACGTTCAAGGATACGGAAACAAGGGATAAAATAAACTAAAAATAAACCTTGACAAAGCCCCTTGATTGGTATGGAATCGAAAGGTTCCTTTCTGATAGGGGGCTTTTTTATTGTCTAGTGAATGGAACATTCGTTGCCATTGTTGTTAATAGTAGCTTTATAGAGGCCGTCAATCCATTGTATCACAATTAGGAAGACCCTTACAACCCCTTATATGAAATAAATAAAAATAAATAAATGCAAATAAATGCAAATAAACCCTTGCAAAGCTTTTAAAAGTTGCTATAATGACTACACACACACAGAAACGAGAGTTAAGAAAATGGACAACCTAGAAAAACTCAACAAATGTAAAGCTTCTCTTGAGAGTCACATTGAACGCGGTAACAGCAAGAATCAGGTGAGAAGCTGGGTATTAATCGACAAGTACCACGCCCTGAAAGAAACCGCACAAGAGGAACAGACATGGGTAGGTTGGTGTGTTGAGCGGAACTTTTCAACCTACCATGATGCGTACGACTATTGGGCTTAACACACCCAAGGCCATAATACAACCCCTTGATTGGGGTTTTTTATTGTCTGTTGTTAATGGTAGCTTTATAGAGGCCGTCAATCCATTGTATCACAATTAGGAAGACCCAACAACCCCTTATATGAAATAAATAAAAATAATTATATGTTGACATTGTGTTGAGGATGTGGTTATAACTTATCATGAATCTACAGCTATTTGTATCTTCTAGATTCGTTTCTAAGCCCTTACAAATAAACCCTTATAGGTTTATGCAGTTTACTTTGGAATGCCTTAGAAAGTGTTACAGGGTGTTGTGGAGGGGGTGTGGTAGGGGTGCTAGATATTTTAAAATCATGGAAAGGCTCCGGGGGGTATATGGGGTTGGTTAAACACATAGGATATAGAGAATGCTTTGTAGAAACACATAGGATATAGAGAATGCTTTGTAGA